GTATTCTGTATCATCACAATCTTGTCCGTAGGCTTTACCTCGTTTAAATTCAGATGTTCTTGTGATACCTTGGTCTGCAAAAACTTGTTCGTCTACTTGTGAATATATAACACTTATTGATAATAAAAGTGTTAGGTACTTCATAATACTTCTATCTCTGTACCTATACCTCTTTTATCGTGGTCTGTTCCAACTACTATTGTATAGTATCCTGGGTCTACATCAGATGTCCATTCAGTTCTGTAAAGTTTCCAAACATATGTTTCTGTTCGTTCTCTACCATCACGAAATCTATCTAATGCTAGTGGTGTTTGGTGAACTAATTTACCATTGAAATCAAACATATATAATCTTGTTTTATCCCTCTGTACTTTGTATCTAATCTTTACACAAGGGCCACCTTTTCTGTCATAAGCTCTCCAAGCTACTATCGGTGTTTCATCAAAATATTCCATTGATGGTGGTTTTACTTTTGGTATTTCATTTGGGTCTGGTCTGAAAAACACATACCCAAAACATAAAGCTATTCCAATGTATAGTAAGTATTCTTTTATTTGTTCATTCATTATTGTGCTATATACCTCACTGGTTCTTCTGCTAATTCAAATGATGTAGAGTCATATGTGTAATAATAAATCTCATCGTCAGGTCTTTGATGAAAGATAGCAGGTTCTCCTGCATCAATCAAACTAAACTGCCATTCATTATCTTCATCAGGTACACCCAACTCTAAATTTATTTTCAAATTACGGGTTCTACCAAATGTTGTTAATGGATTGAATGGCCAATTTTCAGTTCCAGTCTCTAATAGTTTATCACTTGCATATTGTTCACATCCTGCCCATATTGTGTTTACTGTAGTCTTTTCAGCTCTTACTGACGCTTTATGTAATACATGAGTCATCTTAGGTACTGCAACAGCGGCTAATATTCCTAAGATGACCATAACCATTACTAATTCTACTAAAGAAAAACCTTCATTCATTTTCTCTTTCAGTATTTTCATTATTCTTTATCCTAATCCAAATCAGGTCTATATACTACCTGGTCTGGTTGATATGGTGGATTGGAATACCCAATCTCACCTGTTGTTGAATTATAAGTCCATATTGCTAGACTATCTTCTTTTCTTCTATGAACAATTCGATTTTTGAAATCATTACTCTTATCAGCAGTAAATATCCAATCACTATCGTCCATTTCTTTCATCATAACGGTTCCACTTTTGTCGTAATATTGTGGTACTTTATTTAAAGCATCAAAAGGATTATCTGGCCACTTCATAACACCATTGTCAATAAACTCTTCTTGACTATAAGTATCTAAAGCGGCGACTAAATTAACAAGTACTCCTTGTTCAGAAGCCGCTTCAGATTGTCTTACAATATTAGTGAATCTCGGAATGGAGACTGCGGCTAATATACCAATGATTACCATTACCATAATAAGTTCAACTAAGGTAAATCCGTTTTTATTGTCCACTTACCAGACTTTCTCTACTGCCTAATGTACCAGTAGTATCTGTGTCTGTTCCTGTGTTGATTCCAGCATCATATTCCCACTTCCACCTCGTGTTATCAGAACGTTGGTGAGTAATATATGCGGGGTCACCATCCACAAATGTCCACTCATTGTCGGTATCAGCATTTGTACCATCAGTTGTGTATGTTTGTGGTTTGTCCTTTAAAGCGTCAAATGGATTATCTGGCCATATAGCTCTTCCACTATCTATGAGTTTATGAACTCCGTAGTTTTCAAGTGCTACACTAATATTACTTATGACTGCATCTTCGGAAGCTTCTTCAGCTTTCTCGATAGTCTCTAAGTATCGTGGAATTGCAACAGCTGATAATACTCCTAAGATTATCATCACCATTATCAATTCGATTAATGTAAAACCATCATTTGATTTTTTTATTTTCATTGTGTTTCTCTTTCCGAACTTTCGTTCTGTTTTTTGGTTAAGGTACTAAAGTTTTATTTAGTTCTGCGGGATTCTCTGTGTCTATTACGACAAGAGCAGGTGCTTGAGCATCTGTACCACTACCACTACCTGGTATTACTAAGTAAGCGTATGAACCATCCTGGAATGGGGATGATATTCCGTTGTTACCAAAGTCTTTTTTGAAGTCTAATGCTCCATCAGTATCAAATACTACTGAAGTTTCAAGGTTCATCCAATTACCTTGTAAAGCGTCATCGTCATCTGAAGCAGTTGAGAATATGTAAACAAACTCACCTAAATCTGATTCATAGTTTTCTTTAGAATCAAGAATAGTTTCCATGTAGATTTCTAAAGCTTCATCTGTAAGTTGTCCTTCAGACAATGTAACACCACCAACTGGTTGGTCATATTTTGATTGTCCAGGAAATCTTCCCTTACCCTCTTCGGATAATGTTTGGTTATAAAAATTGTTAGCAACTGTTACAATCTTGTCAATGTTTGCTATAGTTTTCTTTTCTTTAGCACCAGCACCGATTTGTCCAAATTTTGGAGCGGCTGTTGTAGCAAGTGTTGCCATCATAGCGGTAGTAACAGCAAATTCGGCAAGTGAATTACCTTTGTTACTCTTTATTCTTTTAAATAATTTTGTGAACTTCATTTCTTGTTCCTTTTACGTTTATTTATGGATTTGTCCTTTTGACTCTTCCCTTTACCTATATAGTTACAAGCATCGTACCAAAGTACCCTATTTTTGAAAAAAAAATTATTTTTTTTTAAAGTCAAATATTACTAAAGATAGAAGTTCGTGTTTTTAGCTAAAAAAAAACTACTCGTATGAGTAGTTTTTCTATGTGTATTATTTTGTTACCTATAGTGTAACATTTTGTTTTAGTATGTTACACTTTGATACTCACTTCCTCTTTTTTGAGTTTAATCATCAAATCCTCTACTAAACCTTTACCTTGGTCTATGTAATATAATGAATCACTATTAATCTCACCTTCATGTCCAGTGTTGTAAGCATCTGTCAAAGAATCTTCTATTTCTTTTAGTAATTCTATTATTTGTTCTTTAGTCATTTATCCTCCGATTGTTTGTTCTAATTCACCCCACATAAGAATACTACAATATAGTATCTCATCATTCAAAGACCAATCTCTACCACTTGGTGTATCTACATCATCAAAGTCATCTTCCCAATATATTTCACCAGTATCGTGGTTGTAGATTTGTTCTATCTGAAGTTCACCATGATATTCTTTCCATACAACTGCAAAATTATCACATTCACTTCTTGTATAGTCTTTACAGAACTCTAACATAAGATTGTCAAATGTAACCTCTCTGAATGGTGGGTCTAATTCTTCCACACCCATTGTTTGGTTTTTGTGGTAAATAGTTTCATTAAACCCCATAATGAACCTCGGCTTTCATTTCCCAAAACTCAGACTCAGATAAGTCATTAGCTCCACAACCATCACCTGGTTCAGAAAACTCACAAATAGTACAACACTTCTCAGGTTCTGGTAAATGGTCGGTAATAACATCTACCTCATCAGGGTCTTTTTGAATTTCAAAATAATCTATCATATCTTTTCTTGTTTTAAACGTTGTTGATTTCATTCTTTTACTCCTTTAACTTACCCCTAAAGGTACTAAAAAACCAGTATACGGGTCAAGAGCTATTTTTAAAAATCTTTGGTGGTGGGAAAACAACAAAATAATAAGGATTAAAACAAAACCCACCACCATGTGTAGAAGTGGTGGTTTTCTTTTTGGGGAGTGTGTCACCACCAAAGACACTCGCTTTAGAGAATAGGTGGGGATTCGAACCCCACAGCTCCTCAAACAATTTACTCAAGTAATCAACTGTTTCAATCTCAGAACACCATTAGACTCAAGAGGTGATTAGTCTCTCTCAACATCCTTCTATCCGTTGTTGATTATCCGTTTTTAAAAGTACTCATCTCAATCAACACCTTAACTTACGAATAAAAATCGTAAAAGTCAAGAGCTATTTTAAACTTTTTTTAATGAAATGGAGCTCCATCCAAAGTAAACATTATAACAGCCCAAATGTATAACATTATAACCAATACTATACTACCAAGTATTTCTTTTATTTTTTCACTCATTTTAACTCCTATATTATATAGTTTGGACCAGTCCAATGAAACCAAGTCTGATTGTCATCAAATATTGAACCCCTTGCCCATTTAGCAGGAGCTCTCCAACCAGCGGCTTTAAAGACATCACCTTTCTTATGTGGTATTCCTTTGTGAACTCCATCAGTTTTAGCGATAAAACCCCAAACAGAACCACCTTGTATAACTTTGTCATATTTTTTACCACTCTTGATATCTAAACCTTTATTGAACTCGTCAATCATTTTAAGTCTAATATCTTTTTGTTGTGGTGTTATATCATCCATTGAATTACCACCCCAACTAGCGTAGTCTTTTTTGATACCATCCATTAATTTACCGATAGCATCATAATAATCTATTGTTGAATTTTTGTCTAACATTGTTGTATCTCCCATTCTCATTTCACTTAAATATACGAAGAAAAAGGATACAAGTCAAGAGCTTTTTTATATTTTATTGAAGAAAAATGTTTGGAATAATCTTCCAGTGTATTTGTCGAAACCAAAGTATTCTATACTTGAATGAAACATATTACCAGGATATACTATTGCACGATTGAATACATTACCAACCCTATCTACAATATCCCACTTTGTGTAATCTCTACCATCTGATAATAACCTTTCACACAAATCTTCATTTTCTGGTTTCTCTGTTATTCCAGTTGTTTTGTGTCTGAATATAGCTGTACCAGTATGTAATGGAGCATCTGGTGTAAGATAGATAACACAAGCATAATCATTCCAATTGTCATAGTGTATCCAAGATTTTTCCCAAGCTACAGCGTGTTGATAACAACCTTGATAAGAACCCTCGTGTGTTGGAAAATCTACATCACCACCCCAATTACCTTTTACTATAGATGTCAACTTTTCTCTAGCTTCATCGTTTATAAGGCTTTCTGTTCTATGTCCAGGATAATTACCAGTTATATTAAAATCTTGCTTTAGTGCAAAATTTCTTATTTCATTTGGATTATCGTAGAAATCGTCAACAACTACGATTGATTTTTTCATAACTTTCTATCTCGTTTCCAAGTTTCTATATCTACTATCGAATAAATTCGTGTAGGTATAACGTTTAAATCATTTTCATTAGTTAATAATAATGAATTTCTATACTCATCCCAAGGTATGATAAATTTTTTATCAAGTATACCATTGTTTTTTTGTCTAATGATTGTATTGATTGCATTTATTGTATATAATGTGTTTGTTTGTTTTTTTCTATGTAAAGAGATTGTATCTCTTGTATCAGCTCCAGCAAAATCATAATCACCCGTAATATTATATGTGGTTATTAATTCATGATGGTCGTTTTCATTTGTGAAAACATAAATCTTATTAAATAGTATATCATGGCAAGCAATAATAATATCTATAGTATCATAGAGTTTATTCCTTTTCGTGAATGTACATAGTAATTGAGACCTCATTAAACTATCTCACTTAACTTTTCATCAATATCAAATGGCCCTAACACAGCTTGTCCTTCAAAAACAAATGTTATTCTACTTGAAGAATTAGTACCAGTTCTAATCTTAACATAGAACTTTCCAGTATCTGTGATTTCTTGTAACAAGTAACAAGTTATTACATAATAAGGATTTTTTGAATGTGGATGTATTTTAGTACCCATTAACTCTATATTAACATCTTCTGCGTCTAATTTCTGTTCTGTTGTTTTAGCTGTACCCAAGTAGGAATAAGCTTTATCACCAGAAGACATCTTACCATAAACTTTGTATAGTGGTTGGTTTGTAGCACCAAATAACATCTCAGTAACTAAATCTGCTATTATCTTCTTTAATTGTCCACTCTTACTTGCTAAATCATTTATTGTTTCTAACGTTGCTATATTAGATATTAGAGTTAAAACAACACTTGCACCTGGAACTTTCTCACCACTTGTTGTAGGTATCTTTTTTGGAGATGTTAACTTTACTATATCACCATAACCCAAGTCACCAAGAGTTTTTATTTTACTTTCGACAACTTTGACTTCTTTAGCTAAGTTAGAATACGCTTTCGATGGTTTATCGAATATAGCTTTAATTGTAGCTTTGGTATTATCTGTCATCTTTCCTTCTAACAACAAATCACAATCAGCTTGTGTCCATTCTTTAATTGTATAACCCTTTGTTAATTTATTAATAGTCTTTGGTTTTATCTTTGCACCATCTTTAAATGATTTAGAAAATAGTCCTTTTAATGTTGATAAACCTTTATTAACTAAGTTTTTAGCTTTTTTGAAAACAGAAGATACTGTATCTTTTACTTTATCCCAAAGACCCTCGTATATTAAGTTTTCAATTTCATTACGTTCTTCTTGTAAGTAATCAGATGCTTCTTGATTAGTCATACCAAGATTGTAAGTACCCCTTATCAATTTAGTAAACTTACCCATTTGTGAAGCACCAACACCCTTTTTAAGAGAAGTTTGAATGTAAGTTATATCTTTTCCCAGAGATACAGTTCCATCAGTTTCATTCCCTACAATTTCATTGGTATCGTCTTTTAGAGCTTTTAATAAAGTACTAGCATCTACATTTGATATTATAGCATCTGGTGTAGCCGCTTTAGAACCTACTCTCGTGATACCTCTGTTAATTTCTGCTTTGTAAAAATCCATAATCTTAGAATGAATAAATTGTGGTGAAGAAAAAGTTACTTTTTCTGATACAAATACTGACATACCCCACGCTAAACCACCACAAACGGCGATTGTTTGTAAACCATTTTCATAAAAAACTGGAACACCATCTTCTATCTTTAACTCTGGTAAAACAGTACCTTTTATTATAGAAACTCCATTACTATTCCAATCTCCTGGTTTACCCAACCCCTTTATCAATTCTTTTCTAGCATCACTACACAACTTTACTATTTCTTTACATTGTTTTTTAAAATCTTCTATATCATCTTTTTTGGTGACTTTAATTTTCTTGAATACTTTTGGTGAATCTAATAAATCAATAAATGGTTGAATTGAACCACCAGTAGTTCCTATTAATGCGGCGGTTTCCATCATATCTGTATTGTCTGTAGCTTCTTCTCTTTTACCTTCTAATACAACTCTTGGTTTGGTAATTGGTTGAAAACCATCCACTAATTCTAAAGGATAACCAAAATCTTTCATAACATCACGTAAAACTGACTTGTGATATCTATTAGTATAAATTGGTTCTCTACCACTCATCCTATCAGACCACTCTTTTACTAATTTGTCGTAATTAATTTCCATTAAATTTTCCTGTTATATCATCCATCTCATGATAATTTTTTCCCTTTGCTATCTTGACTGGGTATGTACCACCTTGTTCTAATGTCTCCTTTACCATACCAATAAAGTCCAACCCGTCACTAATCTTAAAGTCAAATAGGAAAGAATCATAACTATAGAGAATTAATTTACTCTTGTACCCTTTTAGTTTGGGAATTAAATCTGAAAGAGCTCTCATATTATTCTCTGTTTCCATTAACTGAATAAGATAATTGAACACTTTATTCTTATTCATATCAATTAGATTTTCCCTATATATTTCCTTATTATAAATATCAGATGTAATAAAATTACCACTTTTATACTCTTGCCATTTTTTGTTAATGTAACCATCAACTTTCTTAAAGAATGGATTTATATCAATCACTTCTTGTGGTATATGACCATACAAATATTGAAAAGACAACTTCTTACTTTCTTCATAACTACATTTATAAAATTTAGACATATGTTCGTGTACCGAACCATTTGGAAATTTGTAACCAACGATTTTACCAATCAACCTCAAATGGTAAGCATCAAAATCCATCTCAACCAACATACCATCTTTGTATCTACTAACAAATTGTTGTCTACTACCATCTTTCTTATTTAGAGCTGCAAAATTGATACCACCAAATCTGTTACTTGGTCTTCCAGTACTTGTGTATGGATTGTATTCTGAATAAACCAATCCATTATTCTTTGTCATCAAACCAAATTGTTCTATGTATTGTAGATTTTCTAACACTTCAAAATTGTACGTATCATAACAATCTTGTTTCTTACCAAATACAACCATAGCTATTTTCTTGACAACTTCCCTACACCACTCAACGTGTTTTAGAAGTGGTACTACACAATTTATGTTATCAAACTTACGAAAGTATGTGTAAAAATGTTGATGTGAATTTGTAGTAATCTCATCAATTGATAATGGGTCATTTTTACGTAAGTAATGTATCATCTGTAAATCAAATACATTATCCCATTTCAAAAAATGTAGTAATACTTTTTTATCGTGTGTATAAACATTCTTTGATGTTCTAATCTTGTTGATGTATTTTAAGTCTAAATTTAAAGAATCAGAGTGTCTAAAAGGCAGTACATACTCTTTTGTATCATCATCTAATAATCTAATATATAGAAGACACAATTTTGTATCTACTGGATGTTTATTTACATCACATTGAATAGGAACTACAACAGAGTCATGTTTTTTAAACTCTCTTATAAACTTATCCCATTCTCTACTTGATTCTACTATGACCAATTGTGTGCTTCACTCCATAGTTCTGTTGTTTTAGGGTATACTTCTTTCATTTGTTCCAATAACACTTTAGCATATTCTTGTATTTCCCATTGAGAAGTTTTCTCATTTCTTAACTCTATGAAATTCATAATAGCTTGAAACGATGCTGTCCAATATACTTCGGTGTATTGATTCAATGGAAGTATTGCTCTTGCTTGTTCTTTACCAACTCCCATGTCTAATAACTTTTGATATTGTTGGTTAGCATGAAACATAGCAGTTTCCCAATGATGTTTTGCTACATCTTGTTCCTCAACTGCTCCTTCTGTTGCTTGTTTGTTATCTTCTGATTGTTGTCTGAATACTTCTGGTGTGTAGAAGTCTTCAACTACAACATACCTACCACTAATCTCATTCCAAGCATGGTCTTTGGTGGAAGAGTTAGATGTTGTCTCTATTCCAACTACGTGTTTATACCATTGTCTCATTACGAACTCTGGTGCTTTAATATGAAATTGAACTTGTAAGTGTCTGAATGGGGAGTAGTGTTTGTATTTAGCAAGATAACGAACTAATCGTTCATCTGACTTATCGAACTTCTCTTTTCTCTTACCGAATGATACACGAGCAGAATTAACCACAGTTAGGTCACTTCCGAGCGAATCTATAACTTCGATAAAACCTTTGTCTAATACTTGGGATTTTAACATATATAACCTTTATTTAAATATAAGTAGTTTAGTAAATGTCCATCCTATCAAGCTTTTTTTGCAATTCTATCATTTCTTTATCTTTTTCTGATGGTTGATACCCGTCTAATAAACCAAGAGTTAATGCTGTTAGATTTTTGAAGTCTCGTTCGGCTTTTTCCAAAACATTAACGTTATGTGTTTTGATATCATCTTCTTTACCAGTTATTTTCCATTTAATTTTTATTTTTTTATATGTTGGTGGAACACTCTTAAAAGCTGATGGTTTTATTTCGATTGGAACAGATTCTTCATTAGCGGCTATTCTAACAAAAGCTCTATCTACAAAACCTTTTTTAGCATCAGTAAGTCTTGTTTTAAAACTAAATGGTTTTGGTGTATAAAAAGGTGGTACTTTATCTTTAGCTCTTACATACTCTTTATAATCTGTCTCACCTTTCTGTCTCATTATTACTTCTGATTTATTTTCATCAAAGTCTACTTCAGTAACATATATTTCTGTACCATCACTTTGATACATAATATGATATGGTATTTCAGGACTTACAAATTCTCCATCAAGATATTTGAAATCATTTACACCAGTTTTTCCAGCGTAAGTTTCTATTCTATTAGATTTTGTTATTAATTGTTGTATGTATACTGTATCTTCTGGCATTTTATTCTACTTCTGAAGTTTTGTTTGTCCATATGGTTGTGGTGGTTCTATATTATTATCCCAAAATTTCTTTCTAACTGAAAATGGTACTGGTTGTTTTGGTGACTCACCAAAGTAAGATGTATTCTTACTACCACCAGCTTTTGGTGGTCTCCACTTTGGCATCCTCACATATACATATAAATCATTTTGTTTATGTGTTCCAGAATATGTGGATTCAAGTGGTAATTGTTTTTTAACCTTTTTCCCTTTTGGTTTTTGTTTTTCTTTTTGTTTTCTCTTTCTTTCTGCTTCTTTTCTTTTTCTTTCTTGTTCTTGTTTTTTCTTTCTATTAGCCGCATCTCTTTCAGCTTTAATTCTTTCGGCTTCTTTTCTCTTCTCTTCCTCTGGGTCAGGGTCTTTTGGTTGTGGTTGTTTTGGCCCTACAAAACCATCGTCTGATGGTGGTGATAAAGAACCTGGTGGTAATGGTAAACCTAAAGCTTTCATCTTTTCTGCTTTTGTTAAACTCTTTTCGTAGTTCTCATTTTGTACTATCTTTATTTTTTGTTCTTCAGATAGTGCAATTGCTTCTGAGTCTGTTGTACTAGCACATCTCATCAAACCTTTTATTCCAGTAACCCAACCATCAGTTCCTATATTATGTGAAATATCAGTAGCTTGAAAACATACCAAATCATCATACATTTCTGGTAAGTAACTCGTAAGAAAAGCATTACCAGGAACTATACCACCAATCCCAGTAACTTCTATATCAATTTCTAATGGAACTAATATGTCTCTTCTTGAGTTACTACTCCCTTCACCAGTAGTTAATATTGATTTCATAATCTCTTGATAATTTATAGTACCTTTTGTTTTCAATATACCAAATTGGTTATATATTTTTCTATCATCATCGTCTATTTCGAAGACTGGTTTTTTTTCATCACCAAAGGATTGAACTTCCTCTTTTTTACCTTTTGTTTGTAATGCAGTAACAAACACTTTTTCTTTTTCTTGTAGTTCAAAAGCGGCTCTTAGAGCGGCGTTTTTTGCTTTTACGGCTTCATCTTCTGAATTGTCATCTTCTTTATCTTTTTCTGCTTCTTCTGATGGTTTTATAGCTATTTCTGGACCAGAATCTAAAGTTAGTTCACCTCTATTTGCATTTGGGTCTTCTGGATTCTCACTACCAAAGTTAAGTCTCTCCCACGCCATTTTCATATCACCAATAGAGTCATCTTTAGTTTGTCCAGATAATTTACCAAGTCTTATAGCTCCTGGATTACCAGCGGTAGATGGAGCTTCACCACTCGTATTGGCTCCGAACATAGCCGCTGTCTGCATTGAACTTGGTAGTTTAGCTGTAAGATTGTGTGTTTTTACAATACTTCTTTCATTCATTACATTGAATATGTATAATAATCCATCAACTTTACTACCATCATAAGTACTTGGGCTTTCAATTAAATCTTTAACACTCTGGTGTGTATAATGTTCATCAATGACACTACATCTACCATCTTTACCAGTATTACTTGTGGTGATTTTTAAATTCCAAATACCATATCGTGCATTTAATTTGTTAAAAATATTGGTCATTCCAGCTTCTATTGTTAAAACATCTTTGAAAGCTTGTTTTATCACATCAAAGTGAATTAGAATATTTCTTAGTCTACCTTTATTTGCATCTCCTGGGGCTGCAAAATCTGGAAAGACATCTTTTCTTTCAACCAACATATTATAAAATTTCAATACTTTTTCACTATCACCGCCCCAATCATCGTCTCCATTAGCAGTTAATGGCCATTGTCCAGGAAAAATAAACTCTGAAATATCTGCAGTAACTAAACTTTCATGGTTTGATATTAAAACAGATTCAAAGTCATCTAATTGTGGTATACCATCTTTCATCTTTGGTATTATACTTCTAAAATCAGAAAATACCCTTTCCTCTGGATTTGAACCACCACTTGTATTAATTTTTCCTAAGAACTTACTTATGATATTGTCTTCCATCCAACCCCAAGTTATGTAAGGGCCAAATTGAGTATCACCATACCACTTTTGAACTTCAAACGCTACCAAACCATTTGGTTGTTCTCCTGGTGGTAGAAAAGAATTACCAAACCATTTGCCAGAAGAACATAAAGCTTGTATTTCTTTTTCTAATTGATTTATGAACTCTGGTAAAGTTGGTATAGTTCGAGACTTTGGTGTTTCTTCATCACTTTCATCGGAAGAATGTTTTGAAGCAGTACTTCCTTTTATTTCTTGACCCAAAGTATTTACACCCAAAGAAGTTATTTCTGTTGTACAATCAAAACCACCATCTTCACGAGTTTTCCACTCAAAGTTTTTAATCAAACCAGCCATAGCGTCGTACTTACCTTTTAGTGACCATATCTGTTCTTGTATTTGTTTATACGCGTCACCATTAGATATTGCGTCTATATCCATAAATCTAATATCTGATAAATCTTTTAGTGATGAGAATCCCCATTCCAAAACTACTGGTTTACCATGAGCTAAAAAATGTGGTGTTAATCTTGATATGTCTTCAAATGAAAAACAAGTCCAACTAATTGTAGCGTTTCTTATAGCTTTCATTGAACCAGCAAATTCTACACTAATAGAAGTCACACCTGGTAATGGTCTATATCTATCAGCTAACTTACCATCTCTTGTATTGGTAGCATTTAAAGTATCCCATCTTCCCATGTCGTACATATCTCTAAAACCATCTGCGTTAACAAAGTTTCCATTGTCATCTTTTGCTAACTCACCACCCATTATAGAAACAAATTTCATACCACCATTTCTATTTCTAACAAAAACTGGTTTCTTTTTATTTTCATCTGAATAAACTAACTTTCCCTCTTCATCTTTTTTCTGTACCAAAGTACTATCTACTGGAGAAAACATTCTAATGAATGTAGATTTAGCATAAATGTCTTTTATTTTTTGACCAACACCCGCTTGTGGTGTATTTGGCGAAATATCCCTAACCATTGCATTCTCAATTTCATGCAACGTTTTTCTAACGTCTGGATGTATTTCTGATAAGTTTAACAACTTACAACCCTCTATCGTTTAGTATTGATTCTTTTAAATTCGTCTAATATGACACTTATATTTCTTGGTATACGAATCCTATCACCTGGTTTTGGTCTTGATTCATGTGAGTAACCATTGGCTTTTGCTAAAATCCACCACAATGTTGAATCTTGATAGTATTTATACGCTAACCAATCAAATCTTTCAAAGTCACGAGCAAAATGAAATGTATCTGTATCTTGAATTGGAATCTCTGGGAACAATGTTATACCAAATGAACGTTTTCCATTTTTGTCTATTTTTTCTTTACTATATTTGTATCTTTCCATTAACTACCCCTACCTGAGTTTTGTATTGCTTCATAAGTCCTATCTGGGTCAATTCTAACTGGGTCTTGTGGTTCATTATTTGTTGGGTCTGTAGCAAAAGTTCCAAATTCTTCAGTACCACTTAACCAAGGTAAATCAAAATGTTTACCAGTCATTGATAATGCGTATTGACCAATAAACTTAAATCCAATTTGTACAGTCACAAATTTTGGTAACTGCATTGGTACATCAATATCCCAAGGGCTTCCGTCTTCTATTGTTAAAGAAATATTATCAATTAATCCTGGTGTATTTTTATATAAATTACCAATAGTCAATTCTATAAATGGTGGTGTCATTAATCTACCACCAGTTTCACCAGCAGATTTAAATTGTGGATAACCAAGACCAACAAGATAATTTAATTTTTCCCACATAGGAATCATCTCTTGTTTTGACATTGGATAAACTTTGAAACCAAATCCTATGGCTCTATCTGCACCAGTGTAAGTATAAACTTTGTCTGGTCTACCTATATATTGAGTCTCATTCCAACCTGGTGTTATTGTATCACTAATTCCTTCTAAGGTTGCTCTAAATACTATGAACTTATTATTAACTAAGTCCTTAAATTTAAATGGAATAAAATCCATATCTGAATTATCAGAACCATATGGTGTCATGTTAACTTTGTCTGTTAATTCATTACTAAAACTATTAGTATCACCCTTCTTTATCAGACCAAGTTTAGTATCTTCTACTGGTTTCATACCAGGTTTTCCTGGTGTTCCTAAAGCATATACTTTCTTTCTACCTTCTTGTCTTCTAACAACTTCGTTCTCTAAATTTTTTAATTCTTCAACTACTTCTGGTGTATTCAATCCACTTTTAGCTACTTCGGAAGAACCTTGTAATGTTTGTTGATATTTTTGATTAATATCTCCTGGTATTTGACCATAGGACATAAGTGCATATCTTTTAACAATATCATCATCTGTCTTAATTGTTGGTGGTAACATAATATCAACACCATTATCACCATTTGCAAAATCTCTACCTATGTTTCTATGATGTATCATTTCAGCTAGTGGTGAGTCTGTTAATTTATAGAATCTAGCTTTTTGTGGTTCTATCGCTGGATGTCTATCCATTCTACCACTCGATAAATTACTTGTCTCAGAACTTTGTTTCCACATTATACCACGATGTAACCATAATATTGGTGTACCATCACCAGCTACATCGAAATTAGATTTTAATTCTTTAGTATGTACTGGTAAACCTAATTCTGTGTATTTAGAAGAAAGACCATATAACATAGCATTTAAATGTATTTTTCTCTCTTCTCCTTCATTACCCAACATACTTGGGATTGCTATTCTTGAATCAGCACTACCTGGTACTATACCAGCTCCTTCTGCTTTAGATTTCCAAATTACCATTAAACTATCTTGGTGTCTTGAATGTGTACCACCAGATAATTGACTTCTCATATAATCCATTACTGGATCGCTAGTAAGATGAGCTATCTGACCTCTGGCCCAATATAAAGCAGTTTTACCTGCATCTAAGGCTCCTTGTGCTAAATCTGTAGTTGTATTACCAATCTTGATAGCAGATGTTTTTACCTTCTCCCACACATCCTTACTTACATCTCTAACTTTATCCCAATCAATACCTTTATTTGGAGACTCAACTACTGGTGCTCCCTCAGTTACTTTTGGTTCTGCTTGTGGGAAATAATGTTTGTATTTATCGAGTAGTGGTGCAACAATTTGTTGTCCTTTTTGAAAATTTACACCTGCCCAATCTACAACTTTTCCACCAAATGTCCAAACATCTTGAGCTCCTTCACCAATTAAATCGGCTAGTTTACCAACTACTTCAGTACCCTTATTAGCTAAACCTTCTATATAAGGTTGCATCTTTTCTGCTACTGGTCCAACTACAACCGAACCTGGTTTTCCATGTGTAGGTATATGAACCATTGGAACTATTGAAAACAAACTTTCTGGATTCCATTGTCTTGTATGTGGAAACGTATTCATCTTATGAAAGAACCATTGTTTAGCACCAAACATAATACCTTGTGGTGTTAATAAAAATTTACCGATTCTAAATACATCATCAGTAGCTCTACCCATCATTGTACTAATCATACCAAGACCAGGTACACTACTTACAGCATCAATTCCCGCTTTACTACCAATATCCTTTATAATAAAAGGTTGGTCAAATCCTATTACATTATTATCTCTATAAGGTAACTTATCATATTGTCCTTCGGTTGATAATTCTGTTGGTGGTATTCTTCCATTAGCATTATAAGAGTCAAATGATGGTGGTGTTTCTAAACTTGGAAAATTAAAAGGTTGTCTTGGACTTCTTTCAGCTAAAGGGCTGTTGTCTATCGAAATCTGAAACCAATCAATTAATTCTGGTGCTTGAAATGAAGTTATGTTAGATTGTTCAAATGGATTTGTATTTTGTTGAACGGAAGTTACATCAGATTGTAAAAATGGATTTAAACCACTAAGTTCAGAGTTTATAGTAGTTAAATCTCCTTGTATAAATGGTGCGGTATCTGATTGAAACGAAGTAACATCTGATTGTTGAAATGGTGTCGTTTCTTGTTGAAATGTAGTTACGTCTGATATTTCAAATGGTTGAGTATCTTGTGTAAACGTACTTACATCCGATTGTGGAAATTGTATAAGTTCTTGTTGAAAAGAAGTTACATCAGATTGAACAAATGGTTGAGTATTTTGTGTAAACATCGTTACACTTGATTGTTGAAATTGAATTAATTGTGGTGTTTCTAAACCAGTTATATCCGATACATTAAATGCTTGTATATCCATTCCTGCGGTATGTCTACCAATTGGATTTGAATCAACTACCTCTGGAACACCATTCAATGTGAACAATGAAGCTGGCCCATTGAAATTCATTGTAAATCCAGTAGCGTGTAGATTTGGAAAATAGTCTACTGCTTGTGGTGCTGTTGATGAACCTATACTATTACCAGTAGGTGAACCCATTGGTTGTCCAGCTCCAACTGCTAGTTTACTTTTTAATTCAAGTAATCCCATACTATACCTCCGCTAAACCTTTGATTCCACGATTCATTGTTGTTAATAATTCTCTATTTGTTGATTCTAATGCATGTACGGCACTTATAACACCATCTAATTTTTCTTCGGTAACTGACATATCAGTAACTACCATTGGTTCTGATTCTGCAACATCTGAATTACCACCACCTGCTAACGCCATACCTAACATACCAATTCCCGATAATGCTAGTAATACAGGAAGAGCTGGTAGTAATGCAAGAGCTCCAATGGCTAACGCACCCATTCCAATTCCTAAAGCTCCAAACGCTCCAGCTAAAACAAATATTCCACTAGCTAATGGAACTAATGTAGTTAGTATTGGTGTAAATGAACTTATACCTTCCGATAACATTGAGAAACCACTTCCTATGGCTTGTATAGCAAACCCTAACACGAGTAAAGCTGCGGCTATAACCAACATTGCGGCCGCTCCTGCAAGAATAGCAACAGCACCAACACCACTCGTCATTAGAGCTCCTATAGCAACTAATACTAATGTTAGTCCAAGTAAAGCTACACCAGCCTTAACCAAGTCACTAAACTCAACCTTTGTAAATTCTTGTAGAGCTTTAGCTGTTACAAATAATGCCGCGGACACGATTAACATAGCGGCTGCTCCGGCTAATAATTTAGCTGGGTTTAACTTTTCTACAAAATCAAGTCCACTACCCCCTCTTCGTCTTCTACGAGTACCACCATCTCCACTACCAGAACCACTACTTACCTTATCAAGTAGGGCTGACTTCTTTTTCAGAATATAATCTTTAAGACTAATGGCATATCCTTTTATTGACGCCAACAGACCTTCTTTAGCTGTTAACTTAGTCATCAGATAGATTGATGTTGCTATACCTAATAAGGGAGTCAAGTAACCACCAGAAATATCATCTAAGTAGGTAATCCAACTAGCAAGAATACTAAGTCCTTTAACTAATAAGAAAACTATACCACCAATAGGTGCTAAAGCTATCATAAATATTGGTTTTAACATCTTCCAAATATCAACTAAATCTGCACTCAATCCACGTACTTCTTTCATTATCATAGCCATAAAAGCAATATTAGCATTTTGAGTATCCGTCTGTTTATTTATATTACCTTGATTAGCTACCATCTTCGATAACTCTGTTACACTAATACCAATAGATTGTGCTAGAGCTCTTCTTTGAAGAACGTTCATTGCATTAAATTCTGATTCTGAACCTACATTCTTTAATACTTCTCTTTGTAAACCCTCTATATCACCAGACAGAGCTAGTTGACGAGCTTTATCAAGATTTAATTGTCTACCAAGTAAAATCTCAGCTTCCATTTGTTGTTGTATACTTGATTCGAAATCTAATAAGTTATCTGCTATCTTTACTGCAGTATCAAAGTTTATACCAAGTTTTTTAGCTTCTATCGCGGCTCTAGCGACATTCATACCACCATCTTTGGCGAATCCAGCAAAAGCTTCAGTATTATTAGCTATGTCTTGCATTACTTGACCTGGTGCTACACCTTCAGCTTGAGCTAGTGAAGCAACATTTTTGGCCATAGCGAAAGCGGCTTGTTCGGAACCAGCTCCTATAGCTTTCATCGTGACCATTAGAGCTCCAGCGGCTTGACCACTAACACCAAAGTCAGCTTTCAATTGACCCATACTCATTAATAACTCGGTTGAAGATGCGGCTACACCACCAAAATTGTTTATTAAGGCCATCTGAGCTTCTGCTACATCAGCACTTTCAACTCCTGCCGCTTTCATAGACATAGATACTTCAGATATCTGCATTTGTAGACCTACAGCGGCCTCATCACTAATACCTAATTCTGTTTTAAGACTTTGAGCACCCTTGAATAAATCGAACATTTGTTTAGCGGCTAAACCTAAACCAGCAACAAGAGCGAGTGCTGGATTAGCAAATACAGCTTTCATCATACCACCCAACTCAGCGGCTTTATTCTTAATGTCTTCCATTGGTTGCATTAATTGTTTGGTAGCATTTTGTTGCATATCTTGAGCTTTAGATATCTTCTTTTGTACGTTTAATCTGTCTTGTGCGATATCTAATAATTCGAGAGCGTAGTCAACCTCTGCTTTTGATAAATCTGTTTGACCAGTTTGTAACATTAAACGTTGTTCTGCTATTTCAGTTTGTTGTGCTCCTAAATCTACTTGTTTAAAAGCTTCAGTTCCTATAGCCGCTTGATTTTGTTGTAGTACATTGGTAGTCTGTTGTTGTTCCATCAATATCTTAGATATATCTGTTTGGTAATCTACATTTGTACCAACTACATTGTTTATGGTCTGTGATTGTTCAGTTATTTGTTCTTGTGTAAAAAGTTGTTTAGCACCAAGTTTGTTTAAACTATTATGTATGTTTATACCTTTATTTAAGGTATCATTAACTTGTGATGATAAATCGGCAACATCTTCATCGTATGTAACTGTTTCTTTTTTTATCTCATTTATTTTTTCTTTTAACTTTTTATCTTGTTCTTCCAGCTCAAGAATACGTTTTTTAGCCTTTTCCCCTTGTAAATCCATATTTTTAGCTTTATTAAGAGTTATTAATATTTCTTTGCGTTCTTTATTAATCTCCTTAATAAGTCTTTGTTCTTCTTTAAGGGCTTTTAAATCAGCCTTTGTTCTTTCTGTTGCCATTTAGTTTTTAAACCTATGCTAGTTTTGGAAGTTTAGAAAGTTTTTTATTTAGTTCTTTTTCTTTTTTGTGTAAAGCTACCAAATCTTTTTCAATTTCTTTTTCAAGTTTTTCAAGACTTGGATGATTTTTAGTAGCTTGTTGTACTACATCTTTTGGTTTAGCACCAGCCATAACTCTTTGAAATAAGGTACTGATAATACCTTCGTAGACATTACTTTCTTTTACTTCTTTGATTTCTAATTTCATAGAACGTAGTAAATCCTTAAACTCTGAAAAAGGCTCCATCACTACATCATAATCACCACCACCTATAAGATTGTCTGATGGGTCAATTATTTCGTAACTTTTACCACTTGGGTCATGTTCAAGGTTCATGTAGGCTCCACTTGTTGCTACAATTTGAATCTTGTTTCTCATTTTGTAGATTTTTGGGGATTTTAGATATTTTTTAGCTATCTTTTTTATATCTTTGATATCTTCCATTATTGTCTCCGTATTATATATCGTTAGGGGATTTAATCAATAATAAATATCAAATAAATCAAATTTATCGTCTTGGAGTTATATTTGGCCCTCTTGCCGAAGATGATTTTTTATTTGCTTTATCGTATTCTGCTTTCTCCTTTTTATAGAAGGCTTGCATCTGTAAGAAATAGAATTTACGTAAATATGTGGGCATAGAGTACACTGCATCATAGGTAAAGCCACCTTTCCCATGAAATACTATTTGGAATATTTGTTCGTGTATCTTAGGTTTGTGTTCAGGACTTAGGCCAAAAAAACTCCACCGTCATAGGAACGGTGACTTCGACCTCCTCACCTGAAGAAAAATCAACAATGATATTTAAGTCCACATCAGGTGTTACGGACAATAAATAATCTCTAAATGCTTTTGAGTCACGAGACAAAAATTCATTATTGACAAAGTTATTAATAGTACCGACACTCTCGTCTCCATCTACTGATGTAATAACTTTTCTTAGTCTTGTAGTTACTTCTTGTTCTATACCACTTCTCTTTGTGACTTTACGTAGAGCTTTTAATTCCTCTGTTATTTCGTTTTCATCACGTTGTGTTATAAACTTCCAACCTAATACCCTTTTAGAATTTGGTAATTCAAATGTATAGTCATCATCAAAGTCTGTTTCTTTGTGGTCAAGGCTAGTTAAATCAAGAACTTGTTTTTCTTTTTCCCCAGTAGTTGGGTCTTCCATTTCAAATTCGTAATCTTTACCATATCCAAGAACACGAGCGGCTATCATAACTGCATTCTTATCACCAATTAACATATCATCCATATTAAAGTCACCTTGTACAAGTGATTCTAACAATACGTCAATTACTTTACCTTGTTTGATAAGATTCTGTGAAGTAAGAATATCTTCCTCTTTAGCTGTCATATATTTTACTTCAACTTCACCACTCGATAGTGGGTGTCCATCTGGATAGTACTTACCGCCTGATGGTAATGGTACTATCTCGGTTGGAAACTTAGGCTTTTCTTTCTTAGCCATAATTTCTCCTTAATGTATTATAATGTGATTTCATATAAAACTATTTTATAAAACTTCTTTTTAATAAGTATCAGCCTAAATCAAAAAACCCTATGCAAAAAAAAGGGGAAGTCCACCACAAACTTCCCCCTATCCACCAATAAAATATTGTTAGAATTGTAATATAGCGTAATCGTAACGTAGACTCAATGTAATTTCAGCAGGGTCACTAACTGACCAATCTAAATCATTAAAAGCCGCTGATACAATAAACGCACCTTTTAATGTCCACTCTTCTACTTTATCACCAACTGGACCTAACATATTAATAGTTATGTCTTTCTTGTAAAAATCAGAATAACCATCTCGACCAGTTACAGATTCTTTGTGTAATCTAACCCATTCCATAACAGCTTGTGCTCCACTTGGAACAACAGGGTCAAACAAGGTAATTTCAATAGGCTCCCAAGCACCTTTACCTTTCACGTATCGTTTCACATTTATGTGATTCAATTCAACTTCTTCGAAAGTAATACTTGGTCTATTCGCAGTCTTAATTAGATACGATGGTATACCTTCTAAATACATGATATATCGGTTCTTCGTCTTCGGTTCAAACGGAGTGAACATTATTTCTGAAGGGTCGAGTAATTCAGCCATTTTATATCTCCAATAAATTTCAATTATTTTTTCTTATATATAAATATCACCTATACATAAAAAAGTTAATTTTAACATCGTTATAGTCTATCTTCTCTATAACACAATAATAAATATCACTAAAACAAAAAACCCACCGATTAAGGTGGGTTTTAAGTTTAAACTAAGAAGTTTAATTACTCTGGAAATGTAGCCCCTGTTGGGAGTACAACGAAGTCCAGAACAATAAATTCTGCAGTTCTCGTAGGTTGAATATAGATTTGTCCAACAAGACGATTTCTATCAATCACATCTGGTGTGTTGTTAGATTCATCCATGACAACTCTAAATGCACTCAAACCACTATTAGCCTGAACAGAATCTAAGAAAGGATTGACAATGTTCAAGAAACGATTTCTTGTTCCAGCAGTATTCTGTTCGAACAACAAGTATCTTGAAGATGAAGCAATAAATTTCTTCAATCTGATTAACAATCTTCTTACATTTACTCTGTCTAACGCAGATGGTTTAGCTTGTAAGGTCTTTTGACCCCAAACACAAACACCTTGACCTGGGAATGAAGCAATAGGATTAACCCTTTCTTCATATAGGTCATCACGTTCAGCGTGAGTTAGTCTTGTTTGAGCTTCAACTACCGAAGTTAATCCACCACGATTCAAACCAGCTGGTGCGAACCATTCGTGTGATACTTGGTCTGTATAAGCAATAACACCAGGTAAAACAACTGAAGGCGGAACCCATACAGGTAGAGAAGTACCAGAATCTACAATTTTAACCCAAGGGTAGTATGTAGCTGCATAGTTAGTATCTAATGTAGTTACACGACTTGTCATTGTAGATATACTCTCACCATATATAGAAGCATCCATTACATAGAATGCATCACCACGTTCTTCTACCATGTTCATAGCTCTTGCACTAACTTTACTATGTAAACCATGTACAATACCTGGTGTTACGAGTAAGTTAATATCAAACTCATCTGGATTACTGACAGCGTTTATAGCTTTCTTAAACACTTTAGTACCCATTGTAGTAGCTGTTGAACAATCAAATCCCATAGTATTTGTTGATGTTATACTAGCTCCTGTATTCTTTACTGTAGCTGGATTCATACCATCAAATCCACCTTGGAATGGTAAAGCAAATTTACGTTGACTAATATGTGAACCAGCCAATGTAACTTTATCAGAACCAGTAGCATAACCACTAGCCGCTGAAGCAGAAGCATGACCAAACATATTTTCTAAGGACATACTAACGTTATTACCAACTCCAGCACTTATTGGTGTTGGTGCTAGGTAAGAAACGTTATCATGAGCTGTACCATTATTATTATATGTGTAATAATAGTTAAAGTCAAATCCATATGGAATTGTTGTGTCAAACTCTAAGTTCTCACTTGTTTGTTGTGTTACCAACTGAGCCGCATTTACGTGAGTTCCACCAGGAACTGGGTTTGTAAAAGCTCCATGACCCATTGGTACTACGGTTTTTGGTGCAAATTCGAGAGCTGAATAATCACTTATGTAAATGTTGTTGGACATATTTGGCCAATCACCATTATAAGTAAGTTTTCCGTTTGCATCTATAGTTACATATCTATCACCAACAACTCTTGGTAAATAGTTAGTACTTGTAGCATCAAAACTCAAATTGTGCCATGATTCAACTAATGAACCATCATCAACTTTGTGTACAGCTAAACTAAATGAACCATAATCTGACCCTGCTATACTACCAGCCGCTTTCACGTTAGAAATAACAACATAAACGTCATCATTTACATTTGAACCATGTGAACGAGTCTTAATCTTAAATAGATTAAAACGAGCTCCATTTATCATTTGTGAGTGTACGGTTGGAGTTTCAGCGTTAGAATAATCTTGATTTGCAAAGTTAATGGTATCAACAGACGCTGAAACAGCTTCTGTACCTACCCAATTCAAAGATGATTGAGCATTTTTAAAATTAGCATATAAGTAAACTGGAACAGTTGTACCACCAGCTCCTACTGAAGTTTGAGCATCATAACTAAATACATTTTCAATGTAATTAGCACTACCCGTATCAAACGATATTGTTGCTGTATAAGCACTTACATCACTACCAGTAACAGTAAGTGTAGAATCAGTAGACCCAACGTTTCCTCCTGTAACGGAAGAAACTGATAAGTCACCAGCTCCACTATTACCACCTGCTGATGGTGCAAGGTACGCGAGAGACCTCGTCGCACTTGCTGATATAGCATATAGTTTAATTACGTCATTTGAATACCCATCTTCACCAAGAACTCTTACAATGGTAACCGTACCAGCACTCCGTAGATATTGTTCTACAGCATATGGTGTATAGAAATCCTTCGTGACATCACCAAATACATCCACAAATTCATTAAATGAACGAACAATGGTTGGAACAAACGCGGGGCCTTTTTTAGTTGGCCCTACTATTGCCGCTCCAATCTCACCGATTGCTTGTGGAAGAAATGATAAATCTTTTTCACGAGTGAATACACCAGGACTGACGATTCTCTCTGCCATTATATTTCTCCTAATTAATTAGTTATCTTTTTTACGCATGCGAATATATAACATATTCCTATATAAATAGGTAGCTAAATTCCCAAACGATATTTATTGAAATTATTGTTGTGGTGGTTTAGGTTGTTCTATTGGTGTAAATGTTCCTGTAGATGGGTCTAATGAACCTGGCCCATACTTTTCATTTAACTTCTGAACTAAATCTCGTTCATCAGTTTGTATCTGAACATAATCCTTTTCCATATTAATAATTTGGTTTTCTAAAGTTTCCATTTGTTGTGATAAAAGAATCTTTTGAACGTTTAATTGTCCAAACTCAATAGTCTTACTCTGATATCTATTTTGTATATCTTGTAGACCTTCCAATTCTTCTTTATCAAATTTAATTGGTTCTGGCATATTATATCTCCTTATAACATTTATTATAACTTATATATAAGTATCTTTCTAAGCTCTGAAACGTTTTATTTATTTTTCAGTTCTTCTTCTAATAACTTAACTCTATCTTCTAATTCTTTAACAGCGTTGATAAGTACTGGTACAACTTCTGATAAACTGACACCCAAGTATCCATCACCATCTTCAAATGATATACTATGAGCTCTTGAACCTGTTACCTCTTGAGCTAATAGACCATAGTAGGTTTTACCACCATCATTAGTATGTTTTGGATTACCTTCTTCTTCTGTCTTCCATTTATATGTTACACCACGTAAACCTTTGATGATATCGAGAGATTCAGATATTTCACTAACATCTTTTTTCAATCTAGCATCAGAAGTAGCTGTTGTTACTGCACCATCAGAGTCAATTCTTAAATCTGTGTTTGTACCTGGACCAGTTATTACAATAAACTTTGTAGCACTAGCACTAATTGTTTGGTTATTATCGTCTACTTCGAAATGTGTAGCATTACCGAAACTAGCCCAATCGTCATCACCAAGTACAACATAACCCTCTGATTGTACTCTGATAACCTCGTTAACATCATCAACAGATACATAAGTACCATTTGTTCTACCATGTTGGTCACCTAATGTTGTAACACCAACACTAGCTATTCTTATTTCACCAGTTGTATCTGAACCACTAATGAATGTATCATTACCAGCACTAGCATGGTCTCCAAACTTCCAAGATGGATTTGTACCACTTTCGACTTGGAAATCAGCTTCACCTTGTATTGTTGTAGATGAAACTGCAGTTAATAAATAATTGTTTGTTGAACTATTGAATGTGGTTATACCAGCATTAGCCCCTTGTGCACCTTGAGCACCAGTACTTCCACCAGCCCCTTGTGCACCTTGAGCACCAGTACTTCCACCAGCTCCTTGAGCACCTTGTGAACCACCACCACCAGTAGCACCTTGAGCTCCTTGAGCACCAGTACCTCCACCAGCACCTTGAGCACCTGTCGCACCTTGAGCACCAGTACCTCCAGTATTTCCTTGAGCACCTTGAGCACCAGTACCTCCACCAGCTCCTTGAGCACCTGTAGCACCTTGAGCACCAGTACTTCCACCAGCACCTTGAGCACCTGTCGCACCTTGAGCACCAGTACCTCCATCGTCTCCTTGAGCACCTGTCGCACCTTGAGCTCCTTGAGCACCAGTAGCACCTTGTGCACCTTGAGCACCAGTAGCACCTTGAGCTCCTTGAGCACCAGTGGCACCTTGAGCACCTTGAGCACCAGTGGCACCTTGGGCACCTTGTGCTCCACTTGTTCCACTCGAACCACTACTTCCACTCGAACCATGAGCTCCTTGAGCTCCTTGTGCACCTTGGGCACCTGTAGCACCTTGGGCTCCTTGACTTCCTTGAGCACCTTGTGAACCACCACCACCAGTAGCACCTTGAGCACCTTGACTTCCACTCGTTCCACTTGAACCACTCGAACCACCAGCACCTTGAGCACCTTGAGCACCAGTGGCACCTTGAGCACCTTGAGCACCAGTAGCACCTTGGGCTCCTTGACTTCCTGTAGCACCTTGAGCACCTTGGGCTCCACTTGTACCTGAAGAACCACTACTTCCACTCGAACCATGAGCTCCTTGAGCTCCTTGAGCACCTTGTGCACCAGTGGCACCTTGAGCACCTTGACTTCCTGTAGCTCCTTGAGCACCTTGACTTCCACTTGTTCCACTTGAACCACTCGAACCATGAGCTCCTTGAGCTCCTTGTGCACCTTGAGCACCTTGTGCACCACTACTTCCACTTGAACCACCAGCTCCTTGAGCTCCTTGGGCTCCTTGTGCACCACTTGTACCTGAAGAACCACTCGAACCATGAGCTCCTTGAGCTCCTTGGGCTCCTTGTGCACCTTGGGCTCCTTGTGCACCACTTGTTCCACTACTTCCACTTGAACCATGAGCTCCTTGAGCTCCTTGAGCACCTTGTGCACCTTGGGCTCCTTGACTTCCTGTCGCACCTTGAGCTCCTTGGGCTCCACTCGTACCACTACTTCCACTCGAACCAGCCGCACCTTGTGCACCTTGAGCACCTGTAGCACCTTGGGCTCCTTGACTTCCTGTAGCTCCTTGAGCTCCTTGACTTCCTGTCGCACCTTGAGCACCTTGGGCACCTTGAGCACCACTTGTACCTGAAGAACCACTACTTCCACTCGAACCATGAGCTCCTTGAGCTCCTTGTGCACCTTGAGCACCTTGGGCTCCTTGAGCACCACTTGTTCCACTTGAACCACTCGAACCATGAGCTCCTTGAGCTCCTTGTGCACCAGTGGCACCTTGTGCACCTTGACTTCCTGTAGCACCTTGAGCACCTTGACTTCCACTTGTTCCACTACTTCCACTTGAACCAGCCGCACCTTGTGCACCTTGAGCACCTTGGGCTCCTTGAGCACCACTTGTTCCACTTGAACCACTCGAACCACCAGCACCTTGAGCACCTGTAGCACCTTGAGCTCCTTGTGAACCAGTAGCACCTTGAGCACCTTGTGCTCCTTGAGCTCCACTTGTTCCACTCGAACCACTACTTCCAGCGGCTCCTTGAGCACCTTGTGCACCTGTCGCACCTTGAGCTCCTTGTGAACCAGTAGCACCTTGAGCTCCTTGAGCTCCACTCGTACCACTACTTCCACTCGAACCATGAGCTCCTTGAGCTCCTTGAGCACCTGTTGCACCTTGAGCACCTTGTGCACCACTTGTTCCACTTGAACCAGAAGAACCACTTGTACCTGAAGAACCACTACTTCCACCAGCACCTTGTGCACCTTGTGCTCCTTGAGCACCTTGAGCCCCACTTGTTCCACTTGAACCACTCGAACCAGCCGCACCTTGTGCACCTTGGGCTCCTTGAGCACCTTGTGAACCTGTATCACCTTTATCACCAGTTCTAGCGAAGGTAATTACAAGGTCTTCTCCAGCACTAAATGGATTAGTCGCTGATGAATCAACAGGACTTACTGTAACGTCAAAGTAACCACTAAGGTCTGATAAACTTGAAATTGTCCATAATATAAACTGACTACTATCAGTTTTGTTTGAAATCTTTACATGACCCTTTATAGTACTTGTAGAATCATCAATAGTTTGTAAGTAGGATGCTATATCTGTACCATCTTCATCAGTATCACAAATATAGATACCCGTAGCCGCATTCTGTGTACCATTGTCTAATCTTATATCACCAGAACCTGGATTTGCGTTTGTAGTACTTGCTTCAAAGGTATAGTAAAATGATGCTCCACCGAAGTTTCCGTCTACACCACTCGTACCACTTGACCCACTACTTCCAGCGGCTCCTTGTGCACCTTGAGCACCTTGTGCACCTGTCGCACCTTGAGCTCCTTGACTTCCTGTAGCTCCTTGAGCTCCTTGTGCACCACTTGTTCCACTCGAACCACTACTTCCTGCGGCTCCTTGTGCACCTTGAGCACCAGTGGCACCTTGAGCACCTTGTGCTCCACTTGTTCCACTCGAACCACTACTTCCAGCCGCACCTTGGGCTCCTTGAGCACCTGTATCACCAGTAGCTCCTTGAGCTCCTTGATGTCCTTGAGCACCTTGTGCACCACTTGTACCTGAAGAACCACTACTTCCACCAGCTCCTTGATGTCCTTGAGCTCCTTGTGCACCACTCGTTCCACTCGAACCAGAAGAACCACTTGTACCACTACTACCACTCGAACCATCAGCACCTTGTGCACCTTGAGAACCACTCGTACCACTTGAACCACTACTTCCAGCGTCTCCTTGAGCACCTGTTGCACCTTGTGCACCTTGAGCTCCACTTGTTCCACTCGAACCACTTGAACCACCAGCACCTTGATGTCCTTGAGCACCTTGTGCTCCACTTGTACCACTACTACCACTCGAACCATCAGCACCTTGATGTCCTTGAGCACCTTGTGCACCTTGATGTCCTTGAGCTCCTTGAGCACCACTTGTACCAGAACTTCCACTTGAACCACTTACTCCACTCGTACCACTTGAACCAGAAGAACCACTCGTACCACTACTTCCACTTGAACCAGCCGCACCTTGTGCACCTTGGTCTCCAGTCGCACCTTGAGCTCCTTGACTTCCTGTCGCACCTTGAGCACCTTGAGCACCACTTGTTCCACTTGAACCACTTGAACCAGCTGTACCAGAACTTCCACTTGAACCAGCTACACCTGGAGCTCCTTCTAAATTAATTTCCCAAGCAGAATATGTACCACTACCTGTGTGAGATGTTGAATCAACAGTAAAACTACCATTACCACTATTATAAGCAGTTACCTCACCTACAAATTTATTACTATTATTTTTAGCTATCAGTGCAGATTGACCAACTGTCCACGATAATCCAGTAGTAACTGTTATTGTTACCGAAGTTGGATGTGATGTTGGGATTGCAGCACTTGAAAAAGACAATGTAGCGAATTTATCAGATGTACCACTTGTTCCACTTGAACCTGATGAACCACTTGTTCCACTACTTCCACTTGAACCAGCTGTTCCACTACTTCCACTTGAACCATCTACACCACTTGTTCCACTTGAACCACTTGAACCATCGGCACCTTGTGCACCTTGTGCACCACTTGTACCACTCGAACCACTTGAACCATGAGCTCCTTGTGCACCTTGAGCACCTTGTGCTCCTTGTGAACCACTCGTACCACTTGAACCACTTGAACCACCATCTCCTTGAGCACCTGTTGCACCTTGAGCACCTTGATGTCCTTGAGCACCTTGAGCACCACTTGTACCAGAACTTCCACTTGAACCACTTGTTCCAGAACTTCCACTTGAACCATCTACACCAGAAGTTCCACTACTTCCACTTGAACCAGCCGCACCTTGAGCTCCAGTATCACCTTGAGCACCTTGATGTCCTGTTGCACCTTGAGCACCTTGTGCTCCTTGGTGTCCTTGAGCTCCTTGAGCTCCACTTGTTCCACTACTTCCACTTGAACCACTTACTCCACTCGTACCACTTGAACCACTACTTCCTGCGGCTCCTTGAGCACCTTGAGCACCTTGTGCTCCTTGTGAACCTGTGTCACCTTTATCACCAGTTCTAGCGAATGTAACTAAAATATCTTCAGTATTACTAAATGGAGCAGAATCAGAAGAGTCTATAACACTAACTGTAATATCAAAGTATCCAGTATTTTCAACAAGACTCGATATTGTAAATAATATAAATTGTGTTGGGTCAAGTTTATTAGAAATCTTTACATGACCTTTTATAGTACTCGTAGAATCGTCTATAGTCCTCAAATACGTTTGGATATCATTACCACCTACGTCTTCATCATCTAAAAAGATACTTGTAGCACTATTTTGTGTACCATTATCTAATCTTAATTTTCCAGTTCCTGGGTCTGAATCGGTAGTACTCGTATCAAAATCATATTCAAATGATGCTCCACCAAAATTACCATCTTGTCCACTTGTACCACTTGTACCAGAACTACCACTCGAACCAGCGGTACCACTTGAACCACTTGAACCAGCCGCACCTTGTGCACCTTGATGTCCTTGTGCTCCTTGACTTCCTTGAGCACCTTGTGAACCAGTAGCACCTTGAGCTCCTTGAGAACCTTGGTTTCCTTGAGCACCTTGAGCACCACTTGTTCCGCTTGAACCACTCGAACCACTCGTTCCACTACTTCCACTTGAACCATCGGCTCCACTTGTACCACTACTACCACTTGAACCAGCCGAACCACTTGAACCAGAAGTTCCACTACTTCCACTTGAACCATCAGCACCTTGTGCACCTTGTGCACCTTGAGCTCCACTTGTTCCACTCGAACCACTCGTTCCACTACTTCCACTTGAACCAGCCGCACCTTGTGCACCTTGAGCACCTTGAGCTCCACTTGTTCCACTTGAACCACTTGAACCTGCTGTTCCAGAACTTCCACTTGAACCATCAGTACCACTTGTTCCACTTGAACCTGAAGAACCATCTACACCAGAAGTTCCACTACTTCCACTTGAACCAGCAGTTCCACTTGAACCACTTGAACCAGCAGGCCCTTCAACACCACCAAGATTAACTTCCCACGTTGAATATGTACCAGAACCAGTATGAGATGTAGAAGCTAGTTCTAAAACACCTGTACCTTGGTTATATGCATTTACTGTACCTTGAAATTTGTTACTATTATCTTTTGCTACAAGAGCTGTTTGACCAATTGTCCATTGTAGACCAGTTCCTATAGTTAATGTGACTGTAGTTGGGTGGGATGTTGGTATACCTACAGATGAAGAAGATGTAGTTTCGTAAGCATCACCAGTTAATCCACTTGAACCAGAAGTTCCACTACTTCCACTTGAACCAGAAGTTCCACTTGAACCACTTGAACCAGCAGTACCACTACTTCCACTTGAACCATCTACACCACTTGTTCCACTACTTCCACTCGAACCACTTGTTCCACTACTACCACTTGAACCATCAGTACCTTGTGCACCTTGGGCTCCACTCGTACCACTACTTCCACTTGAACCAGCCGCACCTTGGGCTCCTTGTGCACCTTGAGCACCTTGAGCACCAGTTGCTCCTTGAGCTCCTTGAGCTCCACTTGTTCCACTCGAACCACTACTTCCACCAGCTCCTTGGTGTCCTTGAGCTCCTTGAGCACCACTTGTTCCACTTGAACCACTCGAACCACTTGTACCTGAAGAACCACTACTTCCACCAGCACCTTGTGCACCTGTCGCACCTTGAGCACCTTGTGAACCTGTATCACCTTTATCACCAGTTCTAGCAAAGGTAACTATAATATCTTCACCATCACTAAAAGGTGACGCGGCTGAAGAGTCAACTACAGATATAACAATTGTATGCCATCCTGTATTATCAGTTTCACTTGTTATTGTAGCTAATATAAACTGACTACTATCAGTTTTGTTTGAAATCTTTACATGACCTTTTATAGTAGATGTTGATGCATCAATTGTTGTAAGGTAACTTGATATATCAGTTCCACCAGCGTCATTTTCATCTATGTATATCTGTGTAGCACTATTTTGAGTAGCGTTATTTAATCTTAATGTACCACCACCTGGGTCTGCAGTTGTTGTAGTAGTAGAAAAGTCATATTCAAATGAAGCACCACCAAAGTTTCCGTCTACACCACTTGTTCCACTACTTCCACTTGAACCAGCCGCACCTTGTGCACCTTGTGCTCCACTTGTTCCACTCGAACCACTTGAACCAGCCGTTCCGCTTGAACCACTTGAACCATCAGTACCACTTGTTCCACTTGAACCTGAAGAACCATCTACACCACTTGTACCAGAACTTCCACTTGAACCACTTGTTCCACTTGAACCAGCAGAACCACTCGTACCACTTGAACCACTTGAACCATCAGTACCTTGTGCACCTTGATGTCCTTGTGCTCCTTGATGTCCTTGAGCTCCTTGTGCACCACTTGTTCCACTACTTCCACTTGAACCTGCTGTTCCAGAACTCCCACTTGAACCAGATGTTCCAGCTGTTCCACTTGAACCACTTGAACCAGATGTTCCACTTGTTCCACTTGAACCTGAAGAACCATCATCACCAGCTACACCCTCTAAATTTACAGACCATGTTGAAAAAGTACCAGTTCCAGTATTGGATATACTTTCACCAACCATTACTCCAGTACCAGAGTTATAACTGGTAACATCCATTAAAAATTGTTTTGTTGCATCACCTGTTTTAGCTACAAGAGCATTTTGACCAGTACTCCAAGCTAGTCCTGTACCAAGAGTCATTGTTATTGTTGTAGGATGTGATGTTGGTATTGCAGTACTTGAAGATGATGTTGTTACAAAAGTATCTGAAACACCACTTGTTCCACTCGAACCACTTGAACCATCGGCACCACTTGTTCCACTTGAACCAGCAGAACCACTCGTACCACTTGAACCACTTGAACCAGCCGTTCCACTTGAACCACTTGAACCACCAGCACCTTGAGCTCCTTGTGCACCTTGATGTCCTTGAGCTCCTTGAGCTCCACTTGTTCCACTACTTCCACTCGAACCAGCTGTTCCACTTGAACCAGAAGAACCAGCCGTTCCACTACTTCCACTTGAACCACTAGCGTCTACACCATCTACACCAGATGTTCCACTTGAACCACTTGAACCATCAACACCACTTGTACCAGAACTTCCACTTGAACCACTTACTCCACTCGTACCACTTGAACCACTTGAACCATCGGCACCACTTGTTCCACTTGAACCAGAAGAACCACTTACTCCACTCGTACCACTTGAACCACTTGAACCAGCTACACCACTTGTTCCACTTGAACCTGATGAACCACTTGTACCACCAGCTCCTTGTGCACCTTGTGCACCTTGTGCTCCACTTGTTCCACTACTTCCACTTGAACCAGCATCACCTGCGGCACCTTGAGCACCTTGTGCTCCACTTGTACCACTCGAACCAGAAGAACCAGACTGACCAGAAGTACCACTACTTCCGCTTGACCCAGTTAAACCAGCAACAGCTGTATCATCTAATTGTTTTAATTCAATTTTTGCCATTAGTTGTTCCCATTAAGCATTAAATTTACCCCAAGCGAGTATTTCATCATCACCATCTAAATCATATCCAATACTTGCAGTAGCTACAAGTAATTTAAATGTAGTTCCATCTTGTTGTATGGTAATAGAATCATGTTCCATGTATTGACCATTTATAAAAAATATAAAATCATTTTCATTTGTAGCATCAAAACCAGCTGGTGCTGATGCAGTGTATTTATTGTTAAAACTAGCGGTACTTGGTATTGATATTGACGATACTTTATGTACATATTGTTTTCTTAAATATCCACCTATAGTTTGTTCTACATATTGTTTCGATGTAGCTGAACCAGATGTTGTTGGTGTTGTTGGTAATCCCAAAACTTCACCAGTACCACTAAAAGTTAAACTAGCGTTAGTATCCATTGAAGATGCTGATGTATTTGTAAGTATTGCACCTTTTAAATTAGAACCAGATTCTTTAGCTAATCCAAATAAAACACCAGTTCCATTATCTATAGACCATTTTGCCGTAGATTCATCCCATAATAATTGTGCATCTGTTGTACCATTTCTTCCAACTTTCAATCCACTATCTTGTCCTGCTAACGCCGTTGAACCAGTATAGTTTAATTCTAAAATAGAGTCTTCTACTCTAAAAGTCTCAACATTTTGTATTGATTGACTACCTTCTACAACCAAATCACCCATGATTTTAACACTACCACTTGCAAAATCACCAGTTAGTAATTGTATTGATGGATTTCCTTGTGAATTTTTTATTACGTTGTTGTATAATTTTACGAAACCAGCGGATAAGGTCTTTCCTGTACCAAGGTCTAAACTACCAGTTGCAAGTAAGTTAAGTCCTACTTGACCCCAAACAAGTGTTGGTAATCCAGTTGCAGAACTTGTTACTTCTGAAGTTTGTAATAACCTACTAGCCGATGGGCCGGGTTGTAATTGTCTTAACGGGTCTAATAATGGCATCTTATCTAGCCTCCTGTTGATATCTTAGAGTTACTCTATCACCATATATTTTTAAATCTGATAAACCAAGGTTTATACCGAGTAACTTTCTATTTTTTCCATACGCACTTTCGTCTTTAACGTATAATTTTCTAATACGTACTTTTGTTTGAGTAGAATCCATAAAAAACTCTACACCACTTTCATTTGTAGTTTGGTCTTGAGCCGAATCAAGGTTAAGTCCATTTACTTGAACAGATAATGTTCCGTTTTTTATTTTATTCGTATCACTTAAATTTGGATGAAACTCTTGATAAGTTGCATTTGAACCAGTTACATCGGCATATTCAAATTGTTCAAGTGTTTCACCAATTCCATTTTCAATAATACCAACATTACAAATATCTGTTGAGTAAAAAGGTTGTCCTTTTTTCATATTCATTGTCATACCAGTTTCATTCTTGTTTGTATCGTGAAATTTTAAAACATCTCCACCGAATACAGACTCAGAAATAGGAGTTATGAAATCTCGTATACTTCCTACGTATCCTTCTAATTGTTTAATTCCCACTAAACACTCCCCGTACTTTCTTGTTGATATGATAATGTAACTGTATCTGCTTCATATAAGTCAATACCAAATCCATTTGTATAAAGTCTTCTAATATTAATAGATTTTTTAGAACTACTAACATAAAAATCAGCTCTTTCAGTAGATGTTTGGTCTGTATTAGAAACTAAATCTAAACCATTCACACTAACTCTAGCCGAACCATTTCTTATTTGGTAACCAGTATCAAGTGTTACATTGTAAACTTGTGAGTTTGTCGAAGCATCAATTGACGCTGACGCACTACCAGAAACAGTATTAGCAACCTTATAAAATCTTGTACCTACGTAACCGAAGTTTACAAATGATTTTAAATCTGCACTTGATGTTGGTTCACCATTTCCTCTCATTATAAATATCGTGTCACCACCAAAAGTATTTGTAAATTCCAAATCTGTTGCTTGATTTCCAGGTTGCGTTTCTGCTGTTCTTATAAAATCGGTAACTCCACCTAATTGTTTATTAATACTCATAATGTCTCCTACTGAATGACCTCGTTCAACGTAATTGCTTTTGGTGTAATGTATTTTCTTGTACTAATAGCTTTGTTAATACTATCTGGTACTAAATACCCTCTACAAGAAAATGAAAAAGAAGTTCTTATAACCCTTTCTCTATCAGTTAACTCTGTAGCGTCTTCGAATGAGTCTATTTTAACTTGAAATTTAAATTTTCCTGGTTCTCCCCAGTATGCTCCATCGTTAAAGTTTATTTTCTCTACTAATGTGTTCATATGTTCAGTATAACTTGTCCAAATAATAGCATCATAACTCATTGTCATGTAATCTGGCATCGCAACTGAATGATATTGTCTTGATGGTTTTAAACCTTGTTGTACACTAAATTTATCATATCTATTTTCAGATGTATATTGTCTTTCGAAATGGTAAAATAGTTTTGGGTCGTTAGCATCAAGTTTATCTACCGCTAAAGTATCATCTTTAGCTATACTTGTTCTTTTAAATGTTATGACTGGAAGAATAATTTGTTTTTATTATCTCTTATGACACCATCAACTTGAGCCGACTTCCATCTTTCTGCAGAAGAGTATAATACAGGAACTTTTACCATCTCACCACTATCATCAATGGCCGGTTTTATTTTTTCGTTGAAATAATACATAATAGCCGCATCAACTTCCATCAAACCTACACTAACATCGTTCACCTTATCTTTTTTTCTTGATAATTGTGTTCCTCTGTTTACATTAGGCCCGACACCTCTTTCTTTTACTTGAGCTTGTGGTATTGTTCTATATCTACCAGCCATTATACTTTCCTAACTCTTTCTATTTGTAAAGTAGAAGACCTAATTAAATGTGCAGTACAATTAACAGACCAATTTTGGTCAAATTGTCCACCTATTAATTGGTTTTCATTAATACCATTAATTTCAAAGTGTGCATAATTCCATTCTACTATGTCACCCATTTCTGGAACTAAATCTAATTCTGTTAATGTTTCTCTTAACATAAAAAATGTAGCATCTTGTAATGCATCTGAACCAAATTCGTCCATATTAAAATCTATATCACCAGACTCAATCAAACAAGCGAATAAAACACCAGGTTTATAAACTTTACCACCAGTAGATTCACCATACAAGTTTGTTGATGTATGTTCAGAAGAAACTTTGAATAGTTTTATCTGTTGATTTATTAAACCATCCTTATCTGTACGTAAATCACCTACAAGTTCCTTATTGAAACCCTCAAATGTTCTTAAATCATTCGATGAAAAAAATCTACCAGCCATATTATTATCCTATGTAAATACTTAATGGAACTTTTTTCAAAATCTCTTGTGTAGCTTCAGCTTCAGCCGCTTCCTCTTGCATTAATTCATCTCCAGTAGAAACATCTAACATTTCTCTTAATTGTTCTACAAGAGTATTCTTCTCATCTGTAGCTTCTGAACGTAAAGTTTCACCATCCAATGAAGCTTCAGCACCAGGTATAGGAATACTACCATATTTACTTCTTATTATACCTAACAACTCTTTACATAAAGCTAATGTATATTTTCTAATCCATTGTTTACCTGGGTCGTTTATTTGGTTATACGTCATGTTATCATATCTAATGTTTGAAAAGTCAGATTGTACTGCGGTTTGTCCACCATCAGTATATGTATCTGTTACCTCATTTGATAATGTTTTAAACCTATCATCTTTTCTGATGTATTGAAAATACATCTTAAATGTATCTTTTGGTATTGGAAAGATTCTTAATTTATTATTAATCAACTCAAACGAGTAAGCTGATTTTCTTACTTGGTCACTTAATTCAATTTGTTGAACTCGTAACATATCAGCGTAGATTGGCATCATCATGAATTGAACTGCAGGTGAGTTATCTCCCCAACCAAAGTTATCAATAAGATTATTAGTACCTTGACCAGTACCCGCATATGGGTCAAAGTATCTTGATACGGCTGGTGTAGCTTCGTGAAACACTCGTTTTATCTCAATTGGTGAACTACTTTCAGATGCTATAGCCCAATCGTCTAAATCATAAGTTTGTTGACTAGCCGTTGTTTCTACATAACCAGTTTTCCAATCAACTTGTCCACCGACACCAACTTCAGCTCCATAAGCTTCTGATACGGTTATTGCTCTTCCCAAATCTGATACTACAGTATGGGTAAAATTAGAAGATGTAGGAGCACCTTGTAATTTTAACATATTTTCTTTTATATTATACTGATTTACTATAGAAGAATATTCGGTAACAGCTTCTTCGAAACACGCATACATCTGTTCACCTTGTAATTCAACATCCATGATAGGATATCCAAGTCTTTTAGCACACCATTCGGCTGTTTGTACCGAATGTGTTACATATGTAGTGTCGTCTGTATAAAAACTAAATGGCGTATTGGTAGCGTCTGAATAAGAACCACTTCCTGGCCATATTGGTTGGGTTGCCATATCTTTCTCCAACTAATAACATTAAATGTACATTTTATCAATAATAAATATCTTTGGCAAAAAAAAGGGGGTTCGAATGAACCCCCCTTTTTATTTATCGTACCCTAAATGTTAAACGTAGTTAACATCAGCAACGACAACTTTACCATAGAACTCAGGTCTGACAATCTTCTTAGCGTATCTTGTCATTACACCTTTTCTTGGAGTAAAGTTAGTTGGGTCATAGACCAACGGTGTCATAATTAATGGTACGTAAGGAGCATATACAGCACCAGTTTCTAAGAAATTACTTCCTCTGAAACCAACGAGTATTACGTTTTCTTGCATATAAGGATTCTTATAGACAGTAAAACGATTGTTCATTACACCAACTTTTTGTACACCCATTGCGAACTGATTAGAGTTAGCATCACCAGAAGCATCAGAAATGTATCCTGGAATAGACTCGATAATAGTAGCAACTTCAGGACTTATTACGATGAAGTTAGCTCCACCTCTTAAAGTCTTCTGATGTATTGCGTTAGATACTGATTGTATCTTATTACCAAGAGTCTGGAACCAAGTTCCTTTCTGGTATGCATTAGACTCACCACTTGACTGTGCGAACAGAGAAGTAGCTGGGTCATATTCATATCCAACTCTAGCAGACCATCTTTCGGTCTTCGCGTAAGCGTTAGCTTTCAACATATCGAGAATTTCCAAATCAATTTCCATTGAGATGTACTCAGACAACATTGCTGTTAACTCAGCTTCAGCATCAACTGAATGATAAGCATTTAAGTCTTGAGCTAGTTCTGGAGTCCAGACAGCTTTTAACTTACGAGTTTTAGCAACAATTGGAATAGAGTTCATCTTGATGTCAATCTCTGGTATTCCGATGTCGGTTGCTGGTTCACTTGGTGAAGAATCTTCAAAATCTCCACGAGTGATATCGGTAGGTTGTTTGTGATACTTAATCCAAACACCTGTGTCTACTTCGTAGTTAGCCGCAGTTTTAACGATGAAGTTCCAGTTTGAACCATCCCATGTTGAATAAGCAGGATAGTAAGCTGAAATTGCATTGGTATCAGAACCAGAGATTTCGAAAGCTCTTACACCTTCTTTATCAGGGTTAGTCATACCATCGTTACCTTCTGCAATTGTAACTTTACGAAGTTGTGAAAGAGATGAACTTAGGTCAGGCTCAAAGTCAACATCTGCCCATGAGACAGAAGCTGAAGTTAGGTTTGCTACTAAAATTTTAGTAGATGTGTGGTCATTTATGGAATATCCAAATTTACCAGCACCATACAAACCACCAGCCGCGTCAGCATTAGAACCAGATGTATTACCATGAATATCTGCATTCTGTGTGTGACCAGCTTGAGCTGTACCATACTTGAAGTTTAAGTAGAAAATTAGTCCAGATGGTAGGTTCATCGGCTGAACAGACACGAAGTCTTGTGCAGCTAATTCACCAAACACTCTACGTACCAAAGGTAGAGCAACACCGCTCCACTCTTCAGAGTTAGCAGTAGTGCTTGTCTTGGAAGACTCATCAATTAACTGACGAGCTTGGTTTTCCAATAGAGTTGCCATTCCGAAAACTTTACTTTCTTCATTAATACCTTCGAGTAGTCCAGTTGGCTCCCATTTTGTTACCAACTGACGAGTTTCATCTAAACGTTGTTTATAGGGATTGTATCCATCCATCATAGATTGGATAGATTTTAAGTTTCCTTGTTCAGACATTATATTCTCCTAAAGGGTTATTAATTAAAGTATTTTGGCTAACTTCTGAAATCTAGCTTTCAATTCCGCACCTTCAGAAATTACATCTTTCGACTCATCTTTCTTAGATTTGGTTGAAGCAACAACTTTAGAAGCTGAACCTTTTTTACTTTCGTTTACACTTTTCTTATGCTTAGACCCCATTGATTCAGCAATAGTTGAAAATACCAACTTCACTTCTCTTAGGGTTTTAGCTCTATCAAACTGCTCAATTACTTTTATTTTTTGGTCATTCGTCATAGAATGATTTCTAAATAATTTGTTGGTAAACAACAATTTAGCATTGAGTAGATTGACCTCATTTAATTTACTACGTAGATACTTAACAACTTCGCGATGTTCTCCAAGTTCAGCTTTTAATGAAGTGATTTCATCCATTTCTTCTTCTTCCTCTTCTTCCTCTTCTTCTTCTTCTTGAAGAGCTTTGAGTACTTCTTCGAGGTCAAAGTTTTCTGGTAAATCATCCATGTCTACATCCATATCACCTTCCTCATCGGCAGGTTCAGGTAAGAACTCATCATCTTCTTCATCAACTTCAGCAGAACCATTGTCCATGTCCATACCACCATCGGCATCCATAGGTTCAAGTTCTTCATCAACTTCTTCTTCAGACTCATCAAGTTCTGATTCTAACTCACGTAGAACAGCTTCAAGGTCAAGGTCGTCACCTTCCTCTTCCTCTTCACCACCTTCGTCTCCTTCGGCGGCTTCTTCAGCATCATCTAATGCAGCTTCAACTTCTTCAGCGTCAGCGTCATCGGCTTCATCAGCGTCATCAACAGGTGCTTCTTCAGCTTCAGCTTCTTCTTCAGAATCTTCAGAATCCATTTCAGCATCATCTTTCATTTCGTCTTCAGCTTCCATTTCTTCTTCTTCTTCTTCGTATCTTTCTTCAACGTCACCTTCTTCGATTTCGTCTTCGACTTCGTTTTGGATTTTTTGAGAAAGCATTTGAGTTAGTCTCGGAGTAAACGCTTCTTGTAGAGCGATTTTAGCGTTTTCTAACGCTGTTTCACGAACTGCTTTTGCATCTGCGATAGCATCTTTCAAAAGGTCGTCCATAATATATCTCCATTTACGGGATTAATATAGTTATTAGGAACTATAATAGTGAACTACTAATCGGTACACCATAAGAACTACCAAGGAATGGTAATGGTGTATTTTATTTTAAATAAATATAAGCTATATATATAAAACGTTCAAAAGCCTTTGAGCTTTCTTTCTCGTTCTCTACGTAACTTATCGTACTTTATTCTAAGTTTTGCTTTAGATTTTTTTACTCTTTTTGTATGAGATGGTTTTGTATAAAACTCTCTTTCTCTTAATTCAAGTAATAACCCAGAGTCTTTTACTTTTCGTTTAAACTTTCTTAGAGCAAACTCTATCTTGTTATCTTTTACATCTACCTTTATTGCCATATAACCTCTATTTTAAATTTATGAATTTGACCAGTTTTTATCTACCCAATTAAAGAAGTCTTTCTTATCTTCATCACTAAGTTCGTCTGGTGAACTAACACCAAATTTTTTCATAGCATCATTAAAGAATTTCTGATATTCTTCTTTACCACCTTTTTGTGGTTTATCTAAATTTTTAACTTCTTTTTCTTGTATGGAACCAGTGTCCTTAATTTCGTAATACCTACCTAAAATGTTACCCATATCTTCATAAAGAGTTTCCATTCTACGTTGTAAAGCATTAGATTCTTTTGCTACTTTAATAAATGAGTTAGCTAAACCACCAAGTTCTTTCATGTTTCTTTTTACTGAAACTTTATCAAACCAATCATCAGTTTCATTTACTGTATGTATTTTAGCAGATTCAACAATCTCAGATAACTTTATAGCTATATCTTTTAAATTTGTTTCTCTGTAAATTTCTCTACCAATGTTACCATACTCTGATACATCTTGTAAAAATCTTGATACATCCATTTTATTTTCAGATTTATCCCAAGACTCTGGATTACCTTCTATTAAAGAAGAGAGTTTTACACCAGAACCTCTGACTGGAATATCTAAATTAAACGCTTTACGTGATACAACACCACCTAACGCATGAAATTCTCTTAGTAATTTCTTGTTATCTTTACTCATTGTTATATCTCCTTACGCTGGTCTACCAACAAACCAAACAAATCCACCTGCACTTCCATCAAATCCAGCTTTGATAGCTTCTGATTTTGCAGTACCAGCTCTATTTCCATATCTGGCGTCAATTAAACCAAACATCGCGTTTGCACTTGTATCACCTCTTGTTTGTGCTCCAGCTAACTTTAACATATCAGCATAATTAGTTGAAGCCCCTCTACCATTTACATTAAAGGTTCTAGCTTCTGTATTACTTGCAAAACCCCTAGCATTTCTTTTACCATCTGCATACATAGCGTTCATCAAGAGACTTGAATTTCTATACGCATCTGTAACTGCTCTGAAACCAGTTCTGTCAAAACCATTAGCTGGTTGATTTCTCCAACCACTACCATCAATGTCAGGTGTTGCTGGTGGTGGTGGTGGGTCTACACCAACTGGTTTTTCAGCTCTTTGTGTTTGTCTAGCTGAAATGATTGCATTTCTAGCAGTTGTTTTAGCTGAACTATTATTGTTATAAATAGCTGTAGCGTAATCCCATTTAGCCGCATATTCTGTTTTTCTTGCGGTTAGGACATTAATTAAATTTGTTAGAGCAACATACATACGAGTACCAGAACTATAACCAGCTCTTGAGGTAGTAACTTTAGTTATCTGAGCATCGACAATAGCGTTGAACTTACTTTTAGCCGAACTTTTACCAGCTATATAACCAGCACTAATTTTACCACTTGTAGCATTTCTACCACCAACTGTTTTAGCCGCTTGAAAGTCACTTAATCTTGACGCACCTGCAGTAGATACAGCGGAAGCAACAGCAGCCCTTCCTTTAGAAGATTTGATTCCTCGACCACCACTTCCACCTGGAGCTGGTGATGGAGCTCTGTTTGACCTTGTACCACCCTCTGTGTCACCAGCAATACCAGTTCTACTCTGTATTGCGAATCCACCTTTAGATAGACCTTGTGAAACTGATAAACCAGTAGATTGTGCGGGGCCTCCACCCTTTCCACGTTCCTTTTCATCTATACGAAATTCTTGTATAGCATCTTTAATTTCAGAACGTATAATATCTGTGATTTGTTCTTTAGATATCTTCATATTAGTTTCCTCTATATATTTCATTACGTTGTCAGGATTGATAAACTTGGGATTACTCTTTTTTTGTCCAGTATTATCATCCATCTTGTGTTTAATCATTTTTTCTGGTACATTTGATAATTTTCCATCTTTATTCTCTTCTTCAAATGTACTCTTAAATTTTTTTGAAGTCTCTTTAATTTTAGCGGCCTTTATTTTATTTTTTGTCTCAACTTTATTAGCGTTTTCCATATTTTTATTTGGAAACCAACCAATTCCATCGTAGTTATCTCCGTCCTTACCACTAAAACTATTAGTCTTCTTTACCAATTTTGATAATTTTATGTTTGCCATAATTATTCTCTTATATAAATATATCGTAGTTTAAAAACTCGACATTAATGGGTCAGGTATACCTAAAAAATCATACAACAAACTTCTAACCAATGTAGGTATTCTTGAATCCCTACCAAATCCATCTAAATTGGTTCTTAAAAATGTAGCACCATCACCAGTTCCAAGATTTATACGATTAACAACTACTTCATCGTCATCTTTATTTACTAATACTGTGTATAGAGCTTCATATTTGTGTCCAGCACCATCATCCGCTTTATCAAAGGTTCTACCAATAACAAAATACTCTTTATCATAACCAGTAACTTGATTTGTATTAGCTTGGTCACCTTGTATTTGATTTTTTATCTGTTGGATAGCTAGAGCACCAGTAGTAGCTTCTGAAACAACACTTCTTACCAACTTACGTACTTCACCACGTATGTTTTTTGATATTTCAATAGCCGCTAATTGTTTCTCGGCCTTTTTCTTTGAATTATGTGTTCCGAGCCTTTTACCACCACTCTTACCATAGACAACGTACTTGTCTCCAACCTTCTTAATCATTTTTATACGGAAATGCCTTATTTAAAAATTCTTTTCTTTTTGTACAACCACCACATTCTTGAATTTTACCACGTGATACTGTTTTTATAGCTCTAGCGATTGTGTCACCAAGACCTTTGTCAATTTTTTTAAGAGTATTATTGGTTAACTTATCCATCTTTTTTACTCTCATCTTCATCGGTAGTGAAACCATACTCTTCTTTAATATATTTTATAATAAATTTATAATTTGAAACCAATAATTTAGCGTTTTCTTCTAAATCTTGTAATGAGTTTCTAGCAAATTGTAATCTTAACTCATTTTCTTCTTCTGATTTTTTAGGGTCTTTTGGATTCATCATTATCGCAGTCATTTTACCAAAATTTGTTAATGTTGGAACGAGATTTTGTACTGCCGCTAACATTCCTTCACTAAGACCTTTTAAAGTTTCGTCTTCACCCTCTTTAAGAAGTTCATTTAGGTCTGGATTAAATGTGGGATTGTCTAATCTGTAATTTCTCCAGTTTTTCCACATATTTCTATCTTTCATTCTAAACTCCAGTTAAAATATCAGAGATAATAGATTCGGTTTTACACCATTTATCACAAACACTACCATCTTCTCTAAGATTTTCATTAGTATTGTAATTTACAGACTCATTCATTGGATGCATAAACGCACCATGAGTAGATGGATTAGATACAAAGTCAAACGCTATCAATTCAAAGTCTTTTTGTACTTCTACGGTATCACCTTCACTACTTTCTGAAACAGAACCCATACCACGTGAAGAAATTCCAAGTTTAATACCAGCTTTGAATAACTCTTTTAGTATATTACCAGCTGGTGTAGAAAGTACTTCTACTTTTCCAAGTAAATTTTGACCTTCCCACCACATTTCACTTACATTATGTGAAACATTTTTTAAATTAACAACGGCAGATTCTGGATGGTCTAACTCACCCATAGCTCTTTTTTGATTGATAAATTCTTTAGTGTATTTTTTAGCTTCCCTCATTAAAATCTCTCTTGGATATACTCTACCATTCTGATTTTTTGATTCGGCTCTTTGTAATACACCACTAACAATCAATCTACCATTATTGTCGGAAATTGACTCGTTTATATGTTGTGGAGATACTTCAAATAACATAGTATCTATTAAAAGTGACTTGGACATCCTTGGCTCCTATTTCATGAAATCAAATTCTTTATTATTAAATTGTTCTTCAAACTCTTCAGCGTAATCTTTAGCTAGTTCTAACTTATGTTTTTTAGAAAAGGTGTTTCTATCACCACCAAAATCTTTTATATACTTTTTAGCACCATCATCAACCAAATACATGAATGCTTTGACAGCTAACTTAGAATTAAACTTACCCCTTTTTTTGAATTTAGATAAATTCTTTAAAATTGGTATATATCTTTGTTTATAAAGATTAGCATCATTATCAATATACAATCTTAACTCTCTTGATTCTGATGAAATCTCTTTTAGTATACCATCTCTATTTAATTTTTTTAACTCTTCTACGATAAGTGGTTGTACAGCATCTGCTACTAAATTTTCACTTTGTAATTTTTTCTTTTCTTCAATTTTGTTAAGTAAAAATCCTTTTGCTAACTTTTTTTCTCTAACAAAATCAGTATCCCCATATTTTCTTCTTAGGGTACTTGGTAATTCTACATTACCACCATGATTAATAAAGTGAGCTACTCTTTTAGCATCTACTTTATAAATTTTTCTCCACTTATTTTCTGGAAGATTATTTAACCAACGATGTACTTCTTTTATTTTAAATCGTTTCACAATTATCTCCTAAGAGTTCTTTCTTAATTTTGGGTCAATAGCTAACATATAGCCCAAGACTGTTGGTTTTTTATGACCACCACTATATCCAGACTTTTTCTTTTTCTTACTTTTTTTCTTTCTACTAACCCAATTCGGTGTTGATGGTGGGCCTTCACCCCCGTCAATATTACTCGATACGTTAGCTTCGTTTAATTCTTTTCTTACAATTTGTTTTATAAGATTACGAAGTTCCTTTAAATTACCCTTTTGAAGTGACATTAGTTATCTCTTCAACTAATTGATAATATCTCATCAAATTAACCACATCGCTATCTTTAACAACTCTATGATTAGTTAAATTTTTAGTTAACTTCATAGCTTCTTTTAACTTTATTGTAGTAACTTTATCATCTACATCTTTTACTTTTTCTTTTAGTTGTTTATTGATTTTTGAAATTTCATCATTAATAAACTCACGTAAAGAATTGGTATTAGATACATTTTCTATATACTTTTTCAATAAAGCTTTTTGTTGTTCATTCAAATCTGAATATTTGTTATTGAACTTATCAACTAACATCGAATAAGTCAACAATCTTAAATCTTTTTCTGATTTCTTATAAGTCTCTATTATCTTATTTGTTTTTACAGAAGAATCTACTTTCTTATTTATAATGTGTTCAACAATAGAATACTTATTACGAATTTCATCGGTTGGATTATTTCTATGTTGATTTGTGTTGTACTCAAACAACTTGTATACAGAAGCAAAAACTTTGTAATTTGGAATACGAGATGAAAAGAAGTTTACTATGTCGTAAGACTCTTTAATACTCTTTATCAAATTGTACTTTTCTAACTTTAATTTTTTGTTAGATAATCTTTGTCTTGATTTTACGACAGCTTCAATCAATTTCTCAGCTTGTTTTTCGGCGGTAAATTTTTCGTTCATCAAAACATTATAAAGTTCTAACTCTTTACCAAGTTCTGTATTTTCCGAAAAGAATCCTTTCATAGTCTTAATAGCTACAGAATTTTCTTTTCCTTCAAGAACGTCTGCCGTTATCTGTCTTGTTAGTAGTTCAAAAAGAATACCAGTATTCTTTATTTTTAAGTGTTTTGTTGAGGCCATTTTAAGCTCCGTATTTTTGTATATAATTCTTCTATTATAAATATTAGAGAACTCTATTTATCGTTATTTAAAGTGTCATTTACTTCACGTTTATACTCTTCTTCTACAGAATTAGTTTCATTTATCAGTTTTAAGTCACTATTATTCATAGACTTCTTTAACTTATCTAAATGTGCTAACGCTATAGACTTTCCACCCTTACGCATGTCCACTACACCAAGTGGGTCTCTTCCTCTAGCAGAACCATCTTTACCAAATTTAGGTGGTCGTTTTGGTCTACCTGCTCCATCGTGTCCGCCTGGTGGAGAACCACCTTCTGGCCCAAGTTCGTTTTCTTGTTTTTTCTTTTTAGCTTTATCTCTAGCAGTATAGTAGTTAGTTTTACTTGGTGTTACCATATCGTCTTCACCATACTCATCTTCACCAGAACCACCAGGTGACGCTGGGTCAGCACCTTCGTCTGAAATAGAGGTATATCTAAATTCTCTCTTTTGGTCATCAATGATTTGTTTTCTTACTAAGTCTTTTTCTTGTGCTGTAAAACCAAAAATTTGGTCATAAACATATTCTGTTGATAGTAACTTATTATCTTTCATAGAACCAGCTAAATCAATTTTTGTAGACCACAATTCAAGTTTTTCTTGTTCATATATCATTGACGGATTTGTAAGTGATAGTTCAAAATTAACAAGGTCTGCATCTGTGTAACCTTGTGCATATAAATGAACTATACCAATCTTTGTTAACTCACTAACTACGATTCTTTGAATCCTTTCTATAGTACGAGCAAATCTAACATCTTCTGCCGCTAAAGTTGCTTTAGCATTAACTTCATCTTCATACCCCAAGAAAGCTTTCGGTATCTTTAATGCGGCTAACATCTTGTTTCTTAAATATTCAATGTCATCTACAGCTTCAAATGTCAATCCAGCGGCCGTATCAATCTCTGTACCACTATCACCACCACGAACTGGTAAGAAAAAGTCTTCTGTTATATTTTGAACATTATATTTCAAATTATAGTCACCAGTTTCTTTATCAATAACTGGTGCTTTCTTCATCTTATTGATGATTCGTTGCATATAGTTATCAACTTCGTTTGGTGGTATGTTTCCGATGTCAACTTTAAATACTCTTTTTTCTGGTGCTCTCATTATACGATGTATTAACATAGCATCTTCCATAAGAGTTAATTGTTTCCAAACTTTACGAGCTCCTTCAATCATAGATTTACCATAAGGTAACATATTACTATCTGATAGTAATCTAAAATGTCCAACTTCATAATTTTCTAATTCTGATTCTAATTGTCTTGTACCACCAACTGTATATTTTGTTTCTGGGTCTTCAACAATGAACTTTACATAGTGTGGATTTGTTGGGTCTTCTCCCTCTACCCTTGATACAGTATATGGAGATATTGGTGTTACATTTACAATACCAAACTTTTCTGCTATTTCTAATTGTAAAAAGAAATCACCATACTTACACATATTACGAATCCATGGCCATAGATTAAATTCTATGTTGATAACATCATAAAATAAATTACGTAATATGTCGTGTATATTATCGTCTTCTGAACGTATCTGTAATATGTCTCCATATTCAGACCTCATTGTAGACTCATCTGCATATATATCAAGTGCAGATGATAAAATTGAATCATTGTCCATTGATTCGTAATCAGAAAATAGACCAGCTCTCTGTCCTCTATCAGTAGTTGCTTTTTGTCTACCAACACCATATGGGCTTTGTAGATTACTATACAATTTAGTATATCTATCTGTCAAGTCTGATACAGCTTGTACTCTATTTGTGTCAGCAACTTTTAAAGTTCTTCCACCAGCGTGTCTTACAATCACATTGGATGAAAATAATCTCTTTAGTCTACTTCTTAAACTCTTGTCGGCCATTGTTTCCTCACTTACTTAATTATTTACCTATTAACCAGGTCAAATCTTCTTTATCACTATTGGGTACTTCCATTTTCCAAGATTCGTTTTCATTATCATCGGCGGAATAGATAGTGCCGTGATGTTGAAAGTAATCAAATGAACGTTTTGTCAATTCAATACCTTCCGCTCTTAATCTTAACGCAGTATCTCTAACCCAAAGTCCTATTGCTAAACTCATAACAAGGTCATCATTGTATCCTTGCATCGCTTCAGCTCTACTATTCTTATATATAAATACAAACAACTCATCAATTAGTCTTTGGGAATTAATAGTAACAGATTTTTCTCTAAAATACTCTTCTAATTTAGCTATTACTAATGGTCTTGTTTTAGTAGTCATACTAAATCCTGGTACCATGTTCCTATCTTGACTTCTATATCTATTTGTTAATTGTTTTGATGTATCCACATACATTAAATCTTTTGATGTGTAAAATATGTTCGGATACTCCGAATCTATTATGGTCTGTATTGCTGACCAACCAATGTTGTTGTTCTCAACAATCAATAAAGCTTTATTATACTCTGTTGCCACACTTACACACATATTTCCAAAATCTTTTGTTCCAAGTTTACCTTTATATTCTGCTACTTGTTTCATTGACTCTATTTCAAGTACATGAAACGCAGAAAAATCAGAACCATCACCTCTACTAACATCAGCACTCAATACGTAATCTTTAGAGTAATCTGGATACTCCCATATCCACATATTTGAATCAAATCCTCTTCTTTCTAATGGTTCTTTTACGTGATTCTCTCTATAATCTTCTATAATCAAACCATCTATTACAGTTTGACCAGAAGTTATGAAACTACAATCACACTCTTGAGCCGCTAATGATGGCCCTAATAATAAATCTTGTTTATTTCTCCACTCTTCTCCTCTTTCTGGGTGTATTGTCCAATGTAACTTTATAAAGTTCCATCCATTTATCCCATCTTCGGCATCCATCCAAGTTCTATGAAACCAGTTACCAACACCATTAGGTGTAGATAATGCTATACATTGACCACCCGTAGATAGTGTTTGTGAAGCCGCTGCCCATATCGTATCAATTTTTTCGATAAAAGCCGCCTCATCAAGTACTAATAAAGATAGTGCTTCTGAACGACCAGCTTCTTCTGAACTTGCTACAGCTTTAACTTGTGAACCATTTTTATATCTTAAAGATAATTTGTTATCTTCAACACAATTTTGTTTTAACCAAGATGGTAAATTAGCATGCATCACTCGTACCTTAGTAACAAGATTTTTAGCAGTATCTTGTTTTGTAGCAATAACAAGAATATTTTTATCTTGGTGAAAAGTCATCAACCAAAGTGAATATCCAGCTGTTAATGTTGATATACCCAACTGACGAGCTTTTAAAATAACATTAAGTCTGTTATCTTTGATATCTTCTAATGTCTTTTCTTGAAAATCCCATAAATGAAATGGTATTTTACCCTTTATTGGGTGCTGAATCATACAATACTTTTTTAAAAAGTAAACTGGGTCTTTAGCACACTTAACGTACTCCGACCTAACTAATTCTTTGAAATCAGTTTGTGACATTAACTAAGTATATAAACCACTGTTGAACTACCAGTCTCAACTTTTTTTACACCAAGCTCTATTACTTTTCCTGCCGCTACAGTACCATCTGAACCACTAATAGTTCCACCATTAGCTCCATATATTTTATATGCTGTACCAGTACCAACGATGAACGCTTTACCCATATTTGAACCAGTTGGTTCAAATGTTGATGCCGCGGAAACAGTTTGTACTCTATTATACTTACCAGCATTAGTTACTACTGCAGGACGAGAATGACTTGTTGATTGTACGTATCTTGTTGGGTCTGCCATTTACTTTCTCCTAAGTTAAATTGTTTACTGACTCTGAATAATGATTTTCTACTCGTTTTAGATATCTTTTACAAGTAGCAATCAACGTCGCATCGGAACCAGCCGTTTCTAAATCTGTTATTTCTGTCTTTATCATACTAGCTATAGAAGCTTGATTATCACTATTTCTATATGCTCTTTTATCTCCAGCTATAGCTTGAACTTTTGTTTTCAATTCATTTTCGTTTGATATTGGCATCTTTAACTCCTAATTATAAATATTATTTTTCTAATTTAATCAATTTTTCTTCAATATCTGAAATCAATTGATTTATACCAATTAGTGCTTCTTCAGCAATCTTCTTATTTTTTTCCGTATCAACTTGCCAAGTTTCTTTGGTTACACTTGAACCATCTGGATTTGTTTGGTTTAGAAATGTGATATCTTTTTGGTCTTTCCACTCTTCTATACTTTGCAGTTGTTCTAATAAATATGACTTTTGATTATTTAGTACCTTTTTCTCCGCCCATTCATCATATTCACCAGTAATCCTTAACTTGTTTTCGGTTTCAACTTGACAATCAAAACAATGTCCAAACAATCTCCACATTTTGTCGTCTAATTTTTTCTTCATTACCTTATCACACTCTGGACAAAACCAAGGTACTCGTGCTTCAGCCATAATATCAGTTAAATGACTCTTTCTATCACCTTGTTTCTCTTTCTTCTTATCCATCATGCTCACAAATATTCTTTTTTCTGGTGTACCACCATCTAAAATAGTTTGTAATGCTTTATTTTGTCTTTCGTTTTCTCTACTATATCCTGCCATAGTTACCTCACACGTATTTTAATAAACCTAAGATTTGATTGATTGGAGCAAAAGTACCAGTGTACTTATACAATTTGTCATTAAAGGTAAATGTTATACCTTCTGTTGAAGTTATAGCTCCAAATCCACCAATTGCTTCTAATCTTTGAATTTGAGTTTTTAATTTTTTTATTAAATCTAAATTACCAGTACTTTTAATGGTATCTATAGTATCTAATAAATCATTCTTTATTTTTTCAGCACCTTCTTTTGGGTTAGCTGTTAATAATTGACTCATGTTCAACATTATTTCAGCACCAAGTTCTAAGAACAATTGTTCCCAAGGTGTAATATTCTGTTTATAAATCTTTTTATGGTCTTCTTTATCAGTAGTTAAAACCCAATCTAAAAATTTTGGAAATTTTTTCAAATCTTTTTTGATTTGTGGAATCTTATATGACTTATCAAAGAATGCCCATCTTTTAACTAATCTTGTAAATACACTTTCTGGTAGATTACCTTTTACGTCTTTTAAATTTTTCTTAATATATTGTGTCCAAAAAGCTTGATGATACTCACCCAAAGTACTACTAGCTTTTAGTTTATATTTTTTTTGTAGTTTACCTAATTTACCAAGGTAATATGATTTTCTCTTTGAAAAATCTTTAGCTTTTGGTAATTCTACAACTGGTGGATAATCAATCTTGTATTGAGTTTGTACATCCTTGTTTACTTGTTTAATCATACCAGCTAACATTCTACCAAACTGAGAATAGTCACCTATTGCATTTCCTTTTTCATCATATTGAATTACACCATGAAATATTAACAATGATTTTTCATATGGAATCACATTCGCTGTTTTTGGGTAGATAATTTCCAAGGACATGAATTGTTCACCCTCTTTGAAAATCTTATCTCTTTGTTTATCAGTAAGAGCAGTTATAGCATCTTCTAAGTCTACCATAGCTCCAGCAAAAGCTTTATGTAAATCACCCCTACCAGCAAACATTTTACTAACACCAGCGGTAGTTAACGCACTAGCACCTTTATTCATCAAATGACCTTTATTTCTAGCCGCTATAAGTTTACCATCTCTCCAACTTATCATTATATTCTGACCATCTGTTTTTTCGGTAACTGGTTTTTCTTTACTTAGGTCACCTTGTAGTGTATTGACAATCATCGTTTTAAAATCTTTAAATGTTAAATTGTTATCATCAAACGGATGATTTAGATGTCCATATGCACCACCTTCATTTAAAAGTTTTTTTACTTCCTTAGTTATATCAAGTCTTTCGTGTAATCCTTTTTGTTTATCAATTAAATTTAACTGACCAACTTCATCATCTGCTTTTTGTCTTTTTACTGGTAAACCAGTATCTTTAACACTTGATGGTTTTAGTTTAGCTTTCTCATCCTTAGTTCCTTTAGCAGACCATGCAGTTTTACCTTTACCATATTCGTCGCCTGGTTTCTGTGATATTTGTACACCTTTACTATCCATTCCCATCCACTTGACTATTTCCCAACCGACTCTTTCTATTACACTTGTTATTCTTTGTTTATAGTTCATTTCGGCTTGTTTTTTACCTGGTATAGAACCAGCTCTACCAAATGTAACGGCTGATATTGGATTTTGTATCATTGTGTAATCCATATCAGGGTCTAAAACTTCTGCTTTTTTGTCTTTTATCATGAACTCCATAACTGTCCAACCAGTTTTTTGCATAAAGAATGGAACGGCGTCTCTCGATACTCTATAATAATCTGCAAAACTATTATAAAATGTTCCTGGCCCATCATCGGAAGGCCCTCCAGCGGCTTGACCTCTTTTTGAAGAAGTAGTCGTGGTGGTAGAAGACTCTTGTATGATTTTTTCTATATCATTTTCTACAAAAAAGTCTTGTACCAATTCTTTAGTTAGCACAATCTTGTTTTCAAACATTAATCTGCCTGTAATAAAGTTATATATTTGTTCATCATATTTACCAAATATAACTTTAAATAATTTTTTCTTTTTGTTATCATCTATTTCTGTAGAACTTAAAACCTTTCTTACTTGTGTTCCACTTATGTTTGAACCACCTATTTTTAACTTAAAGGTTGGTACTATATAAATATACCCGTTATCTTCGTAACCACTAAGCTTTTTAACTAACCCTTTTTTTGGAAATGGTTTGAAATATTTACCACCAAGTCTACCACCATCTTTTTCTCCAACACCAACTGCTACAGCTGTTCTTTCTGCGTCGTATTTAGATAAAATATTAGTAGGAGCATATACATTTTTTTCTTGTACTATATGGCTCTTTTTAATACCATACATTTTACTTATAATTCTTTGTTTTTCTTTAAAGTTGAATGGATGTCTATCACCACCACTTACATTAGATGTAGCTATATATGTATCGTTAACACCAAATTGTTTTACCATTGCTTTCCAAGTGTTAAAATGACCAGCGTGAAATGGTTGAAACCTACCAACGTAAACACCAACAACTCTATTTACTTCGTTTTCCTTTTTGTCTTCGGCAATAGTGTCTCTGACAACAGATTCTACGAGTTTTTTCATTCCGTTCAACTTACTTCTCCTTCATCTTTTTAATTTTTCTTTTCAATGAATATCTATTGTCTTCTTTTTTAATCCAAACACCTTTAATTGGTGAATCACCAGATGGATTCCATTTAAAATACATTAATCTATCAATTAAACCATCTGAAGCTTTACCATCTTTTTGGTAAGTTTTATAAGCACCTTTCATTAGTTTAGCATAATTTTCTATGACTTTAGCACCTACACCCCTACCAACATTTTTTTCTCTCCACTTATCTCTAGCTACAGCTAGTTCTGGATTTATCTCCAAGTAAACAATTACATTATGGTAACCCTCTTGTCGTGTTTTTTTCAATCTACGTAAAATTTTAGGTGGTCTAGCCGCAACAGTATCAATAACAAGAAGTTTACCAGCTTTTTGAACTTTGGTTTGAAACAAATCTTTTTCATATTCTTTAGCTATGTCTCTAATATCAAAGTATGATGCATAAAATGGTTTATACAATAGTTTATAAAAGTTAGCACTACCACCATCTTTATTTTGTAACCACCAATTAAAATCAAAAGGAAATGTAATTATTTGACCACGATTGGATGTGTATGCAGTATTACCAACAAATTCACCAAACCCAACTTCACTATCATGCTCCTCGTCAGGGGCTACTTTTAACAAATGTTGGTAATGTAACATAGCTGTATCATATTGTAAAGCTTGTACTTGTGAATCAGAATTGGTTACACTATATCCAGTAAATCCTGGTATGTAACTTGAACCCTCATTATTAATCCAAGTAGACTTACCAGCCGCGGGTAAACCCATCAAAACAACACAAAGTTTTCCTGTATCTTCAAGAAACTCACGAAGTTCTGATTTTATCATTTCTTTTAAGATTTTTTTATTCATTATACTTCTAATGCTCTCCTAAACCAACCAAAGTAAAATTTTTCTAAGTCTGGTTTTCTTGTTACTAAATCAGCATAGTATTTAACACGATAAGCTCTAACTCTATCTAACTCAACACCATCCATAGCCGCTATCGTTTTTGGCCCCATTCCACCATCTACCTTTAAACCAGCACCTTTAGCGTTAGCTGATTGTTGTAAAATTTTAACTGCTCTTCCTCTACCTTGATTTACACACATATCAAAATAAATATGTCTTAAATCTTCTGATAAAGATTCTACTTTATTTCTATCCCAGTAGTGTTCCTTGTAGATTTCCATTGCACCTTCTTTTGTAAGGTTCTTTATATCTACATCTGGGTGACTTCTTTTAGCTATACCAAAATTAGTTTCCCCACCTGGGTCTTTTGGGTCGTTTACGTAACCGCCTTCGTGGTGTAAAACCACTTCTATTATTTCATCAAAATTTACTAACATTTCTGACTCCTATTTTCCTATATATAAATATCACTAATCAAACTTATCGAGTCTTTCTTTGAGATTCTCGATTTCTTTTTGTCTTTCTTTTACAGCTTCAACCAAAAGTGGAACTAACAACTTATAATTTATACCAAATACATCATCATGTTCAAAAACAACTTCTGGTACTATTTTCATTACTTCTTGTGCAATCAAACCTATGTATTTTTTTCTATCATTTTCTTTTTTGTATTTAAAACTAACACCTTGTAAATCCAAAACTTTTTTAAGTGGATTTTCAATTGGTTTTATGTTTTCTTTTAGTGTAAAATCGGATGCCGCATTTTGTAAAACACCAAGAGCATTAGCGGCTACATCTATACTACCACCTGTAGATAAAGTACTAACTACTATCCCACCGATAGCACTACAACTAATTTGAGCATTAGTATCACTTACTTCAAAGTGACACCCATTACCAAAACTAGCCCAATCACTATCTCCAACTAAAATAAATTCTTCACATTGAAGTCTTACTTCATCATCTGAATCATCAAATGACAAATAAGTACCATCTACTATACCTTGATAATCACCCATTGAACTTTCACCCAATGCACTCATCATCATTCTACCATTTGCATCAGACATACTAATGTATGTGTCATAATTAGTATTGTCTCCAACAGAAAGTTGATTTGTAGTGTAGTTAAAAGTAAAATTTGATGTTGCGTGATGACCACTACCATTGTTAACTTGAACACCATATTGATTACCACCTGGTGATATAACACCACTATTAATTGTTGTCCAAGAACCACCACTATTTTTAACTTGCATAGTTCCTGCGGCGTTTTGAAAACCATAACCACCAGCACCATGTGTTCCACCACTATTTAAATAACTAAATTTAGCCAAACCTATGTTACCATATACGTTATCTGCAGTCAAAACGTCATATACATTTGATATTTGGTCTGGTTTAATGGAATAGTTATTTACTACTCCACCTGTTGTTTTATTTAAATCAGACATCTTTTTCCAACTTATCTAATCTTTCCATTAATTCATCTATTTGTGGTTGTTGGTCTTTTATAGCTTCAACTAATAAAGAAACTAATGGGCTATAATTCATTCCGTAAACATCGTCTTTTTCAAAAACAACTTCAGGTACGTGTTTTTCAACTTGTTGTGCAATCATACCAATTTGTTTTCCATGACCTCTACTTTCTTTATCTATCCATTCAAAATTTACACCTTTTAAATTTAAAACTTTATCAAGAGCACCTACTATTGGTTTTACATTTTCTTTTAGTCTATAATCAGAAGTGTGTACTTGTAATACTCCATTTGCATCTGCTCCAACATCAACTGTTGTACCAGTCGCAACTCCACTAACTATTACTCCGTTTGTAGCACTCATACTAATTTGTTGATTAGAATCGTTTACTTCTATATGAGTACCATTACCAGAAGCTAACCAATCATCATCACCTATAATTGTTGCACCCTCTGATTGTATTCTGATAACTTCGTTAACATCATCAATGGATATGTAAGTACCATTTGCTCTTCCTTCATAATCACCCATAGATGCGAAACCAAGAGCCGACATATGAATACCACCACCAGCATCAGACATACTAATAAATGTGTCGTTACCAGTACTAGCATGGTCTCCAACTTTTAGTAAGTTAGTACTATAATTAAATTGAAAATTAGCTTGACCAAGAAAAGACGAACCATCGTTTATTTGTACGTGATATTGAGAACCACCTGGTGAACCACCACCACCAGCAGTTACAATGTCTGTCCAACTTCCACCATTATTTCTAAATTGCATAGTTCCACTATTATTTCTAAAACCATAGCCACCCGAACCAAATGTTCCACCACCATTTAAGTACGAAAATTTAGCTAAACCAATGTTATCAAACGCTGTTGTACCAGTTAAACAATCATATAAATTACTTACATCTGTAGCTTGTATCGTGTTACCA